TTAGTTCGCCTCTGTACGAGAAGACTTAGAATTATCTTGAAATATTGCATTTAATTTCTCAGCGGCTGAGCGGTCAGCAGATTCGATGACGTGACCATATACATTCATTGTGGTTGTGATCTTGGAGTGTCCTAAGCGGTTGGAAATAATTTTAGCATGTACGCCTTTGTTTATTAATAAAGTCGCAGCAGTATGTCGGAGATCGTGAAAACGGATATATTTTAATTTAGGATTTCGTTTGTGAAATGATCTCCACATTTCTCCAAGTGTTTTAGGATAGATAGGCTTTCCGTTGGGTTGTGAAAATAGAAAGAAGTGATCTCCACCCAGCCAAGGTTCCTCGCTTTTTAATCTTTGTTTTTTTAACTCCGAAATATATGTTCTTAATTCATCGATGATACTCGAAGGGATAACAACCTTTCTTACAGATCCTTTTGTTTTAGGTGATTTAATAACTGCTTCTCTATTTACAAATTTAGGAATGCTCTGTTTTATGTGAATAATCTCATTATCTAAATCGATATGTTTTTCTTCCAATCCTAATAATTCTCCCCGACGCATTCCAGTTGTTAATGCAAGAATTATCAATATCCTAAACTTTGCATTTTCCTTCTCTAATAATTTGAGAAGCAATTCAACTTCCTCTTCACTATAAACTTCCATTTCCTTTGTGGTTTCTTTTGGTTTCGATACACCTTCCATCGGGTTCTTAGGTATAACTTTCCAATTAACTGCTTTGGTGAAGATGCTTTTTAGAACCCTATAATTATAGACTAATGAGGCTTGCCCAAGTGTTCCTCCATCCAATCTAGACCCTTCTTCTGAGAGTTTTTGCATATAATTAACAATATGCATTGTCTTAATCTTATCCAAACTCATATGGCCGAAATAGGGGAGGATATGGCGTTTTACTTGGAAGTTATAATTTTCAATTGTTGTTGCCTCTAAATCTTTCTCGACAAACTTTGTTCTCCATTCCTCTACGAATGCTTTGAAAGACATCTTCTCCAGAGAAATATAATTCCCCGTCTCAACTTCAATTTTGAATTTTATTAGTTCCTCATCCAGATAATTATTTATCTTTTTTTGGGTTTTGAGAAGTGAGTCGTCGATTCTAATAGTTTTCGTCTTCTTGATCCTGCTACCATCTGGATTGTATCCTGCTTCAACTACTAAAAGATAAGAGTTTTTACCGCGTTTCTGATAGCTAGCCATATTAATCGGACCTCCTAATTATTTTGGCCAAAACTTAACTTCCACTACTTTGCCAATTATCTTCACGTCTTTTGCTGGAATTAATTGAGGCTCCATCGAAGGGTTAGAGGGTATTAACATGCATTTATCATCGTAATACTTTACCCTTTTTAATGTGGCAAAATCTCCATTGACTGCTACTACGGCAATGTCGCTTGAAAACACTTCATCTTGTCTCGTAACAATAACTAAATCCCCATCATATATACGATCCCCAATCATGCTGTCGCCTTTGACTCGAAGTGCGAAAGCTTCTTTACCATGCAGTGTTGCAGGGTCGACGAGCGTATATCCTTCACAATACTCTTGCCTATCTATTGGAATTCCAGCGGCAATCTGACCCAATACTGGAACGCGTCTCATATTGTCCGTTGAATAAATAGATGACCTCTCTTTTACATAAGAATTTTTATCATCATTTAGGCTGTATATGAATGATTGAAAATCTTTCGGATCGTTTTCTGACATGTTTTCTAGTAGATCACCTAATATTTGTTTAAGTTCTTCTTCGTTTAGGCTCAATAAAAATTCAGGTGAATTAAAGTATTCTATAGCCTCATCATTATCTGAATTTTCATTCTCTCCTATGACTTCCACTTGAAGCGGGTGCTTAGCTAACAAGTAAGAAAATAATTTTTCTAGTAGAGATGCTTTATTGATGGACTCTTTTATCTTTTCAGGCGCCTTTTCTAAATAACCAGCCATAACGAGTGCCTCAACATCTCCACCTGTAATTTCTGCTAATGCTCTGTTTATTTCTTCTGATGCGGGGTACTTAGGATCTTTCCGTAATTTAGAAATATAAGATCTATCAATCTTGATCCCCTTTAACTCGTGCATCCTCTTTGTTATTTCAGCAAGACTAAGACCACTTTTCTTGATGTATTCATCAACAAGAGCTGGATAATTCATCTTCATTTCTCCTCTACCTATTTAGATCTTACAATCTGTATTTTAACACACTGTTGATTTTTTATTCAACAGTTTTTTGGGTATGTGATCAAAAATTCATTGACTACGACAAAATTCGTTGATAATATTAAATCGTCAACAGAATGTGACTAAAAAATCAACAGTGAATATTGAGTCACATGTAATTTTTTTTAAAAAGATAGGAGGTGATTTCATTATGAAATACCATGAACTTTTGAAACTCGGTATCGAAAAAGCGGACCTTTCCCTTGCTCAAATATGCAGACGAATGGACAAGAAAGGAGTCACCATCGATAGAGCGATTGTATGTAAATTGAAGAACGGAAAAATCCCGCCAGCAAAAGATAATGTTAACAAGGTTCTCGCTCAAATATTAGAGATTGATGAATCTCAACTAAGAATCGCCGCTGCTAAAGAAACAATACCTGAAGACCTTTATAACCTCATTAAAGTTGCAGGATAAAACAGGAGGGATACAAATGACAGTTACTAAAAATTCAAATGACTTCATTAGCGAAATTAAAGAAGTGCTTTTAAATGAACTTCGTGAAGCAATCAATCAAGAAATCCCAAAAATCCTAGATCAGCGACGAATGACAGTTGCTCAAGCAGCAAAGTACATAGATGTGTCAGAAGATATTCTATATCTAATGTGTAAGGAAGGTGTGATACCTCATTATCGTGCTGGGTCTGAACGTTCAACGAGACAAATAATCAGATTTAGAGTATCAGCACTAGATAAATGGATGGAAGAACAGGAACTAAAGTGTATGAAAGGAGCGACAGCGTGAATCAATTAATAACAATTCAAGGTGTCAGAGGTTATATCGATGATAAAGGAACAGCTCAATTGCATTTGGAAGACTTGGCCCGTGGCTTAGGATTCATTCAAAGAAAAAAAGAATATGAATATGTTCGTTGGGAACGAGTTCATGGTTACCTTGCTGACATGGGATTTCCCCAATTGGTGGGGAAAGATTTTGTACCTGAAAATGTGTTTTATCGGTTGTCTATGAAAGGCGAATCAGAAGCAGCTATATCTTTTCAATCCAAGGTTGCTGATGAAATTCTTCCAGCTATTCGTAGAACTGGTACGTACTCAGTCCCAACTTTAACACCTAATCAAGCAATGGCAGTTGCCTTGCAACAGACCGCGGAAATGATGACTCGTGTTCCAGAACTTGAATCAAAGATTGAAACGGTAGAGCGCAAATTGGACAAGCAAATCACATTATTTAGCGGTGAGCAACGTCGATTGCAACAAGCTATTAATCAAAGGGTTTGCATTATCGAGCCAATAAAGTCTGAGCGTGCAGAATTATTCAGACAATTGCATCGTGACATTAAAAATCGATGGGCAGTTGCGAGTTATAAAGATGTATTACGACAAGACTTGCAGGGTGTCATTAGATACGTGGATGCATGGGTGCCAATAAAAAAATTCTAAGGAGGTTAACATTTTGGAGATATCAGAAATCACATTGGTAAGTAGCGAATCACAGACTAGTAAATTCGAGTGGGTTAATCGCATTGGTTGCGTCGAATTGATTGCAAATTTATGTGTAGACTCTGATCTGAAATTTGATGAGGCTATAGGTCGTGTGCAGCTCGGGAGATATTGCAGTAACCCTCTGAAAATGACCAAGAAACAGCAATCTATGCTTAAGCGAGACTTTGTTAATAAAGTGAAGGATATTCACCATGAAAGAATGGTGCCAGAGGTGGGTGATACCGTGCGGGTGGCGAAACTCATTCCAAATAAATTTTTTAGTGGATACATCCAGGAAAGCAAAACCATTGTTGAAGCCGTTGTAGTTGCGGTCCGGAAAATGTCTAACGGAAATCATTACAGAGTTAAAAGGATACAGGATGGAGAAATGCAGGAAGGTAATGGACACATGATCAAGGGTATTCTTTCCAAAGGGAACCAGGAGGTGATAGGCCTTGAAGCCCAATAATGAACTTGTGAACAGATTATTCGAACTTATAGTATTTTACCGTCAATTGTCTGCTGTCCAAAACCCGGATGGTACATGGGATTGGTTTCTGTGGAATGAAATACAGGAGATTGGGAGAGAAGTGTTTCAATCAAACGAAAATATGGCATCCCTGCCAGGACGCCATATCAAATCTTCAACAAATATATCAATAACAGTGTATCACTAAAAACGATGTTTATACAACCCCGAGCTAAGGAGGGGGAGGATGGCTAACCCACAAACCGGAAACGGGTACGTACGCCTTGCAAATGAGATTTGGGATGAAATACTACGCCGCGACTTTTCAAAGCGTCAGAAAGACATTCTGTTGCTTATATTGCGACTGTCTTATGGATGTGGAAAGAAAACGGCACTTATACCAAAACTGAAATATTTTGCATTGTGCGGTATCGGACCCACTCATATCACAAATGAATTGAAATTTTTGCAAGAATGCAAAGTTATTACTTGGGATCGAAATGAAATGATCTTTTCGTTTAATAAGAATTACGATATTTGGCAGGTCAGCCCCGTTAGAGGTTGGAATAAAACGGATTTTGATGATCTTTTGCATATAAATCTAACGGAAAAAAAGTTACCGAAACGGGAAGTTACCAAATTGGGAAGTTACCAAAAAGGTAATGAGAAAGTTACCAAAAAGGTAAGTATAAAGTTACCAAAAAGGGAACTTCGACGTGTCTCAAACCCTTGCGGTTCTAAGGCGAAACGGCTGTCTAAAGACAGTATTAAAGACAGTATTAAAGACAGTATTAAAGACAGTAATAGATTTAAAGAAGAAGATTCTCTTTTTTTTAAACTTCAAGAGTATCGGAAAACGATTGAAGACAAGTACATCAAGCGCCGCGGAATTGGTTTGGAATTAAACGTTTCAGATGTGGCAGTTATAGATGATTTCATTGCTAAAAAAATACCCTTACAAGTCGTTTTGGATGGTATTGATAAAGCATTTAATGATTTTAAGCCACGGAACAATCGAGATCGAATAAACGGCCTGAATCAGTGTTCTCAAATCGTGTTCAGTCTAAACGCTCAATCAAACGAGGCTACCATATTTGAACCGGATGTAATAGAAGATGTTGCAGCATCACCAGAAGACCAACAAAGCGATGAAGAGGTACTTCGAATGCTTGAAGAGCTTAAAGCGAAAAGAGGTGAAATGGATTGATCGAAGAGATCGTAAAGTATATGCCTAATGACTACGCTAACAAGCTTAAACGCATGCAGGAGGCGTTGAACAATCATCCTGATGTAATTGCCTTGAAAGACTCGCATCCCGACAGAAAGGCGAAAGAGAGTGAATTATTCCATTACGCCCAAAGTTGTACGCGCTGCCGCTCTTGCCCAGGATTAGAAGATTGTAGAAATGAAATGTCAGGGCATCGCTTAGTGCCTGTTCCAGATCAACTTAAACCGGATCTTTTGAATTTCGCACTCCGTCCCTGCAAGCTGCAAGAAGCAAGTATGAAGCAATTACAAATTCAAAAATTGATAAGGTGTCATAACGTTAAGGACTATATCAAAAATTCTATATTTGATGATTTGGATATTGATCAACGAAAAGCAGCAATAGTTGAGTGTATTAGGTTCTGTAATGACTTCAAACCAAACGAAACCAAGGAAGGACTATATTTATACGGTTCTTATGGGGTCGGGAAGAGTCGTATCGCTGGAGCAATAGCCAATGAATTAGCGAAGCAAGGCGTCGATGTCGCACTTGTCTATGTGCCGGACTTCCTCGAAGAGATGAAGGATTCAATTAGTGACAATACAGTTCAACAAAAAGTGGATGCTTTAAAAAGGGTAACTGTTTTAATACTTGATGACATCGGGGCAGAAACGAATTCAAGTTGGACCCGTGATGGAATTATAAGCGCGATTTTAAACGATCGGATGGAAAAATTCACAACGATCTACACATCAAATTTAACGATGAACGAACTTAATAGTCATTTCGCTAAAACTACAAAAGAAGGGATTAATCAAAAAAAAGCGGATCGACTTCTAGAGCGTATCGAACCGTTTGTGAAAGTTGTACCTGTTATCGGACGAAATCGGCGAAGAGATCGAAATAATCCTAGGGGATGACATACATGTGTATGATTTGCAAAGGATCAAGGGTTGATGTTGCATTTAACGGTTCAATGATTATGGTTGGTCCGTGCATTTGTCAAGATGATGAAGATCATCCAGGAGCTAGAATGGACGGGCCTGGGTGGGGAGATATTCCTAACAACAAAAGAATCCATATCTGCGAATTGAACGAACGTACCCATAATAATACTAATTGGAGGATATTCCCATGAAATCATTTATTAATACAAGAATGTTGTGCAAGCAGTTAAAGAAGGATACGAGCATTATTTGGAAACGTGAAGGTTCTACTCACTACATTACGAATCGGCAGTACATGGTGAAAAATGATGTATTACCAATTGATGTGATGACAACACTTTTCGGACGGTTTTTGCGGATTCCTGAGGACGGTGAGACGCTTCAAATGATTCACGGTGAGGTTAAGAGTGTGGATAAAGAATTTGGATTTACGGCGCTCTTTCGTCCAGATCAAGCGGTAATTGAGGGTGTGGCTACATCTTATGTAAAAGAACTAGATAGAGAGCAAGCAAGAATGTTGAAATTCAATGATCAATTTGCCATGGTCAACAATGATTATTTCGGGCTTTCGGATGAAAAAAGGCAAGTATTTGCAACCAGTGAAAACCTTTTGACTCCGCTTTATTTCGCTAACAAGCAATTGTTGATTTTGCCTTATAGAACAACTAAAACAGTAGATCCAATAGATGAGATTATCCAGAATTTCGGGATTTAGGCGACCAAAGGGAGGGAGAAGGGAATGACAGTACCACGAATTTTACATTATCCCGGCAGCAAGTGGAACTTGGCGCAATGGATCATTGATCATATGCCGCAGCATGGGACGTATCTTGAACCGTTCTTTGGATCCGGTGCAGTGTTCTTCAATAAACCATCATCCAAGATAGAGACGGTCAATGATATGGACGGCGATGTAGTAAATCTGTTTAAGGTGATTCGAGATCGTGCAGACGATTTGATTCGCGAAGTCGAATGGACTCCATATTCGAGAGAAGAATATTACGCTTCTTATGAACCGGATCCCGAAGCGGACGAATTAGAAAGAGCAAGAATGTTTCTTGTTCGGTGCTGGATGGCGCGTGGCGGAAAAACAAGTGATCGGACCGGATGGAAACACAATATCGATGCGAGTAAATGCCCCAACAGCAATATGCCGATTCAATGGTCCAGAGTGCCGGAGCGAATAAGCATGGTTACGGATAGATTACGTGGCGTGCAGATTGAGCAGCAGGCGGCAGTCGATCTGATCAAACGATACAACAATAAAGATGTATTGATATATGCGGATCCTCCTTACATTCTCTCAACACGCAGCAAACGACTATATAAGCATGAAATGAAAGATCATGACCATATAGCGCTATTGGAAGTCTTAGACGATCATCCTGGTCCGGTATTGTTATCTGGATATGCACACGAGTTGTACGATGAGCGGCTTAAACATTGGACGCGAGAAACAAAATCGGCGACTGCGGAAATGGGGAGAATCCGGACCGAAGTCCTTTGGATAAACCCAGTCGCTGCGGAACAAATGGGCCAGCTCGTTATGAATCTATAAAGCCCTGATAGGAATCAGCGAGGGGCTGAATTGAAGGCAACCCATATGAGCAAATATATCAATCCGTAATGAACTATTAACCCAACTGCGCAGAAAGACAATATCAAGAGCACAAGTTTTTTGCCACTCATGGATGCACCTCCAAATAGACTATAGCACAGGATATGGTGCTTGAACCAGTGATAACCAATTTATAGGGAGAGATGAGATATGGATATGAATTTAATCGTTAACAATACTTTGGCTGAATTAAAAGAAGAAGGATACATGGAAAAAGTTATCCGCAAGCACCTAGAGAAAACCATTGAGGATGTTGTTGAGGATAGCCTAAGAAGTTGGAGCGATTTCGGTAAGAAAATGAAGGAACGGATTAAAGAGCAGATGGATTTTAGCTTAGAAAACCTTGATATACCGTCATACAATCATTTGATCATGAATGTAATTAAAGGCGAGTTGAATCGTGCTATGGCAGATGAAGGCACAAAGATGATTCAAGAACAAATGCAAGAATTGCTTGGTACGGCGAAGGAAGAATACAAATTATCAGACTTGATCAAGCAAATGGTCGAGGATGATTGCGAATTAGACGAACTGTGGTATGAAGATTACAAAGAAATAACAGTGATCGTTGAAGAGAAGTACGGAAATCAATATATTTACATCGATCCAGAAGAGGAGAAGGACTGGTATGAATGCAAATATATGATTGCTCTTAATAAGGACGGTACAGTCTGGAGATCCGATGTAGACAAGAAGAATTTCGAAAATAGAGTTATCATGGGCGGTATTTATGGGTTAGAACGAATGATTTTCCAAATGTGGACTCGTAAATCAAAATTGATCATCGATAATTATGAAACGTCGTTTACAAATCCTGAATACGAATAGGAACGGATATTAAGGAGAGGGCAAAGCCCAATGAGGGATAAACACTGAAATAGGATCTAGTCCCTTTGGAGCGTAAAGAAGCACAGGCATTTATCAATATGCATCATAGGCATAACGTAGCGCCTATAGGTGACAAGTTCAGGATTGGGTTAGCGTGCGGCGATGAATTGATAGGTGTTGCAGTAGTTGGTCGCCCAATAGCTCGCCATAATGACGATGGCATGACGCTAGAAGTAATCAGATTATGCGTGTTGGAAGGATATAAAGATGCTTGCTCTAAGTTGTACGCAGCTGCTTGGAGGGCGAGCAAGAACCTTGGTTTTCATCGGCTAATTACCTACACGCTTAAATCTGAGCCGGGAACGAGTTTGAAAGCAGCAGGGTGGAAAGTAATCGGGGAGACACAGGCTAGGCCGAAAGGATGGGATACACCGAGCCGCAGGAGAAAGATGGCTGAAAGGTATCCTACAGAACAAAAGACGATATGGGAAATGTGCTAAATCAATCAGGGGAGATGAAACGGATGAAGATATATAAAGTCAGTGAAATATCGCAATGGGGTCATGATGGTTCAGTTAAATATTTTAGAAACCCAATCGCTGCGGAAAAGGATTTCCACAGAAGAGTTAAGGAAGGTATCACATCTAAAGACCTCCCAACCCGGGACAACATGGATGGTTCGCCGCCGTGGAAAGTTAGATGTGACCAGAAGTTTAGGTTTAAAGAAAAAATAAAATTACAGGCTACTATTCATTTTTGGGACTCATATCATACGGATTGTGGCACAGAGTACGACATCTCAAACTACGATATCCAAATTGAAGAGATTGAAGTCGAATAGTTAAGGAGGTAAAGGAAATGAGCAAAGGAGCGTATTTAGGTTTTGGATTACTCGGTCAGCTCGTTAATACTGTAGACAAGCTAGGTAATCCTAAACGATGGGTATGGACAGACAAAGGTGCGGAAGTCATGCGCCAGCTACCAGGTCGCTTTGTATGGGATCATTACAAGGATTGTATACCTCCAGCATGGGTTGCAGATGGATGGGTTAGGGAAGCAACACCGGAGGATGGCGAGCCGGGGCAAATGGATTTGTTGGACTTTGTATAATAGGGGGAGGTTAAATGCTCGCAGAACAATTAGAGCTATTCCCTCGTGCTACGAAAGAGGACATAGAAGCTACTAGACAATTGCTTGACGAGTACGTGGCATGTGTTAATAATGTGAAGGTACTTGAAGAGGACGGAATCGAAAAGCTTGATCCAGAAGAGAAAAAAACATATGATAAATCCGTTTATAAGATTAACCGACTAAATCGGGCCGTGAAATTAATAGTTAACCAAGATATTAGAGAAATTATAAAGTATCGATATATTGAAGGTAACGGGCATTCACTGACAATTCAAAAGTATGCAAAAGTAATGGATGTCAGTACGGTGAATAGAAAGATAAACAAAGGAATTGAATCGATAGCAGACTCACTTATTAAGTGGTGAAAATGCGACAAACATGCGATGAAGATGCGACATTCCTGCCAGTTAAATATTAACCCCGAAAAGGTACAGTTGAGTTATAGAGCTAAACGCTCGGGTAACTCCTACTGTACCTTTATCACTTGTAGGACTCGGTCACGCTGTGGGTACGATATTTGTACCTTAGACGCCAGTCGTCAGGGGTGTGATGTGAGGCGGGGTTAGATGCCCTAGATCCGCTCCTCCCGGGCGGGATAGAAGTACGGGATATTATTATGATCTTATTGGTGCAGATGGGTTCAACTCCCATCAAGATCAACTTTGTAAATTTTGTTTTTCTCTCCTTGCTGAGCCGTTCCCTAATGGGGGCGGCTATTTTTCATACAAAGGATGGTGATTTCATGAAATTATTTCAATGGTTTATTAAGATAACGGCCGCTAGATCTAAGCCAGTTCCGCGGAACCGAGGTGAGCGCAGACATGGCAGAAAAACATAAACGTAATGTATTGCTCGAAAGACCTGAACCCCAACAACCAGTGAAGTGTAAAGGTTGTTTTTGGGGAAATTGGGAGGCCCCAGTTCAGTTCTGCTCCAAGGTGTTGGGATGTGTAAGGGTCCCAGCATCGAAAGATGGTGACAGTGATTGAAGGCCGTACAACCAATTAGGGATATCGAAGTTGTCGAGGCGATACAAGAATATCTCTATAACACGAATCTACGCAATTGTGTGTTATTCAGTATGGGTGTTTTTAGTGGTCTGAGGGTATCCGATCTTTTGAATTTACAGGTTGCATCTGTGCGAAATAAGACACATATAACCTTGATTGAAGAGAAAACCAAGAAGACGAAAAAGACCAACAAGGAAAAAACGTTCATAATCCATCCTGATATTAAACCGTTGATTGATTTGTACATTCAAGATATGGATGACGATGAGTATCTTTTCGCAAGTAGGCAGCGGAAAACAAAGACGGGCGTAAAAGGAAAGCCGATTCATCGAACAACGGCATATAAGATGTTGAACTCTACTGCACAGGTATTTAGGTTGAAGGAAATTGGATGTCACACCATGCGGAAAACGTGGGGATACCACTTATATATCCAAGATCCGGAGAACTTAGCGTTACTAATGGAAATGTTCAACCACAGTAAGCAGTCAATCACATTACGGTATCTTGGATTGACCCAGGACGCTATGGACAGAGCAATTCTAAGATTGAGTTATTCAAAAAAACGAATTAAGTAGCACTCATTTTCTGAAAGCGAAAATTATCTTGACAGATTAATAAATTTTATGATCCGACGAGTGCAACTCTTTGTCTATTGTGATGTACTCAAATTACAATATTTAGTCGATATATCGATTTCGAACCAGTGTCTTCATAGCTTCAATCGATCAACAGAGCGTTACCAATGAAGTCGCAGCGTTCAAACCAACTCGAATACATGCGGAGGTGGTGAAATGTAGTGTCACGAGAGAGAAGTTCAAACCGAAAAAAAGCCCTGAAAATGTGGCTGGACAGCGGTCGAACCTTGAAGTTGAAAGATATCGCTCTGGAATTGGGCGTAAGTGATGTTATGATCCGCAAATGGAAGTGGACTGATCAATGGGACGAAATCCCCGATAAGCGCAACCGAGGCGGTCAGAAAGGGAACCAAAACGCCAAAGGTAATAAGGGTGGTTCTGGTGGACCTCTAGGCAATGACAAAGCGGTCACGCATGGATTTTTCCGTAAATTTTTGCCGCAAGATCCTGAATATCTAGAAATCTTGGATATGGTTCAGGAAATGGACCCGTTAGACATGATGTATCAGAATATCGAACTCCAACAGGCCGCAATTATCCGAGCACAAAGAATCATGTTTGTTCAGAACAAGGATGAAATGATCAAAGAATTGAAGAAGCAAAAATTTGAGGTTCACAGCACAGGAAAGGGCGATAAGAAGAAGCTTCACCAAGTCGTTACGGAAGAAGAACATGAATTCCAGTTTTCGTGGGATCGTTACTCAACATTCCTCAAGGCCCAATCTGTTGCAATGTCAGAGTTTAGGTCCGCTGTCAAACAGTTCTTATCTGCGGCACCAGAGAACGATGAACGCCGAGTGAAGTTGCAAATCATGCAAGCGCAGGTTGAAAAAGCACGAATCGAAATCGAGAGCTTGAAAGGTAATGAGAAAGATACAAAAGCAGATGATTGGATTTCCGGTATTCAAGAGGTTGCAAATCGCCGCAGGGAGGCGATGAAGGGCAATGAGTAAAAAGCCATATAACGTTGTTGTGGACCTAATTGACCTGTATTGGGACAATCCCGTTGCCTTCTCACAAGACATGCTCAATTTCGAACCGGATGAATGGCAAGCCGCTGTTATGATGGATTTGGCAAGTAGCCCGAAAGTTAGTGTTCGGTCTGGTCAAGGTGTCGGAAAGACTGGAGTCGAAGCGGCTATATGCATCTGGTATTTATGCTGTCGTCCTTTCCCTAAGATCATATGTACCGCGCCAACGAAACAACAACTTCATGACGTGTTATGGGCCGAGATTGCAAAATGGCTGAACACCTCTCGCATGAAAGACTTCCTCAAATGGACCAAGACCAAGATTTACATGATCGGTCAAGAGGAACGATGGTTCGCTACAGCGAGAACCGCGACGCGCCCAGAGAACATGCAAGGGTTTCATGAAGATTATATGTTGTTTATCGTCGATGAAGCGTCAGGTGTTGCCGATCCGATCATGGAAGCGATTGTAGGTACGTTATCAGGTCTTGAAAATAAACTACTGATGATGGGAAACCCCACAAAGACGAGCGGGGTTTTTTATGATTCTCACAATCGAGATCGAGCGGATTACAAGACACATAAGGTATCGTCTTTAGATAGCCCAAGAACGAGTAAAGAGAACATCGCCATGCTTAAACGAAAATACGGCGAAGGTAGCGATGTTTACAGGGTTCGTGTGGAAGGTGAGTTTCCACGAGGTGAATCAGATTCGTTTATTGCTTTAGAATCTGCGTTACATGCGAAAGAACATGTAAGAACGAAGCCAGAAGGCAGCAAGCTATATATTGGTGCCGACATCGCTAGGTTCGGAGATGATGAAACAACCATTTATGGTCGAATCGGTGGGAAGCTAGTGAAGCAAAAGCAACATCATAAGCAGGACACGATGGTAACAACCGGATGGATATTAAGGCTTGTTGATGATGCAAAAACGGAATATCCGCAGATCACCGAAGTTGAAATTCGAGTGGATGACAGCGGAATCGGTGGTGCCGTAACGGATCGTTTGAATGAAATCAACACAGAGCAAAACCTTGGGTATACGATCATCCCCGTGAACAACGGCTCCGCTGCACAAGATAAACATTACGGCAACTTTGGATCAGAATTATGGGGCCATGTTAAGGATCTGCTTGAAGAGAACATGAGCAACTTTATATTAGGCATGCCAGGAGTACTCGAATTGCCTAATGACGAGAAGTTGATTACGCAGCTTACAACAAGGAAATGGCGAATGGGTAGTAACGGCAAGATAATGCTAGAACGTAAAGAAGATATGAAAAAGCGCGGGTTACAGTCACCGGACCGAGCGGATGGATTTATTTTGGCGTTTGCAGAAATTGAGCAAACTTCGGGGTTCGCGTTTGGGTAAATGCATTTACGTATTGGAAGAACTATGTAATAATTTATTAGGAGATTACGACAAATTATTACATACAGGGAGTTATAGCAATGCAAAAACCAAAAGTACAACTTAGAAGTGTTGGAGAAATTGATAATATTATTCTAGCAAATGATGTATATAGTTCTATGAGCGTTGTCGGGCGGGATTATTATGAATCTAAATTAGAAAAATTAAAAATTGACAGAATAGCTCTAAAAAAGAGAGATTATCTATTCAGATCAGTGTATGGCTTTCTTGCAGCTTCTGGATTAATTGGTATAGTCATGAATATCTCCATACCTTTTACAATTGCTTGCGTGGTTGTATTTCTAATCGGATTAACAGTTGTTATAGCTTCTTATTTAAGTAGTAAAGCGGATACCATGGATGTAGAAATCAAAACGTTAGAGAACAAGGTAACTAAAGTTAAAAGTAAACCAGATAAATCTAAAAATACAGATCGATACTTCGATACACTTGTTGGTATTAACTTGAGGAATTTGGAAGAATACTATGATCTCGTTAAAAAAAGCAATAAAAAATCTTTTAACGCTTCACTAATTGCTTGTTTTATGGGTTTCTTTCTTATTGCAGGTGGCTTAATAGCTCCATACTTCATGGATGGGGCGAAAGAAATTACTTATGTAGCATCAGCGGCTGGTATTGTTGTTGAAGTGGTAGCAGGTTTGATGTTTTATCTCTATAGCAAAACGATTCTGCAACTAAAGGATTATCATGATAGCTTATTAAATGTTCAAAATATGCTGTTATCATTTAAGTTATTCGAAGATCACAAAACTGATAATGATAGCTCGGAAATATTGAAACAAATGATAGGTTATCTATTGAACAAAGAAAAAAATAGTAAAGAGTCAACATAGTAATACATAACGATATTTCGATTGCGGAGAAGGTAGGATGATGTACATCCCACCTTCTTTTTATTTTGTCCATGAAAGGAGGTGGTTTTTTTGGGAGTTAGACAATGGGTCATTAATTGGCTTGAGGCAGGACGTTCAAAGAATGAGCCCGTCAGACAGACAGAATCATACCCGTATCCGTTCGGAGTGATAGGGTCAATAGGAAATAACCAACCAATACCAAAGAAGACAGAAACGAATCTAAGGTCTTTGAGTGAGTCACCAATTCCACGACGAGCGATTAACGTTATAAAGGATGGCATAACAAAACTGAATTGGTCTGTAACAACCATTGATGAGAATGACGCCGAAAAGTATCAAGAGCTATGTAAGATCATCGAACGGGCGTTATTAAAACCAAACCAAGCGGATTCATTCCGATCATGGGTTGAACAGATCATTGAAGATATGCTTGTTTGTAGTGCTGGTTCATCGGAGACGGTCAAATCCAATGATCTGAAACGTCCATTTCGAATGTATCCGGTCGATTCGTTCTCTATCGAACTTTACCCCACATGGGATGGACAACCGGAATCATACCGATATGCACAAAGAGTCAACGGGAAATATGTTCACCTAACTGATTCTGAGATGATGTATATTCGCATGAATCCGCGAACAAATACGCCATTCGGACTTGGGCCGCTCGAAACGGTATGGGAAACAGCAACAAACTTCGTTATGTCACATCGAACGGCAGGGAAACAAACGATAAATACATTCTTGAGAAGAATTCTAAATCTCGGGAAGAATGCCAACAGTACCGATGTTAAAGCGTTTCGTGCTTATTGGGAGAACGAAGTAATGGGCCGCGGTATAACACCGATTATCTCAGGCGAGAGCCCGAGCATACTGGATCTCGGAGCGACAGATGATAAAGCCTTATTCATCGAGTGGCAACGCTTCTTGATTGAAATCGTTGCTATCGCATTCGGGATATCGCCAAAGAAGCTCGGGCAGACCAAGGATGTTAATCGAAACACCGCAGACAGCGAAGATGAAGATACAAATTCAACGATTCAATCCATTGCGGAAAATATCGTCGAGCATATCAATAACCACATCATCGACGGAATCTTTAAAATGGGTGGAATCATCGAATTCAAGTTCCATTACGCCACGTCTCTAAAGGATTTGAAGACAAAAGCAGATATAGACGCAATTTATTTAGATCGCGGCGTGGATACGATTGATGAAGTCCGAGATAGCAAAGGAAAGAAGGCTCACCCTAACGGGCATGGCGAAAGGATTCTTGTTCCCAAAGAAAAAGCGATCGACATCAATAAAACGATGGAACAGCAGACTCAAACAACGGAACATGTAAACAAAAAAATAGATCCGAATAGCAATGACCCTAACACCACGCCAACGTAGGTGTTTTTATTTTGCCTGGAGAGGGGGTGAAACAATATGCTCGCAACCTTAAAAATGAGCAAGGAATCTTTACGGGTCCAAGAATTCAAAATGTCGAGTGTCAGTGAGCATCCGAATAAAGTACCTTTCAAGTGTGCATTATTTGCAGTTGATCAGCCGAGTGACGGATCACCACATGGTGCAGGCGGTAAGAAGATTCGTATATCGTCAGCGGTGTGTGATAAGTACCTACAGACCTTCGTAGGAATGGCGTTGAATATCGACTACGTTCACGGTATGTCTGACCATGACCCACGGTTCAAAGTCGCCGTGATTGAAAAGGCGTATCGTTCCATGGACGGATTCGCTTGGGTCGAAGGGTACATTTTCGGTAAGGACTTCCCCGATGTCGTCGCAACCATTCGATATTACAACAGCTTAGCGTCAGAAAACCAATGGTCAGAATATCAATTTGGTGCATCGCTGGAGATGGAAGCAGCGGTTCAAGATGCCATGGATACGAACGACGTTCTAGACGTCATCGAGTTTTGCGGTACGGGTGCAGCGATTCTTTTCGCGGATGCCGCCGCTTATACAACAACAAGCTTTGCAGCTAAAAACAATTCAAAGGAGGTTGTCAATACCATGACACCAGAAGAAAGTAAAGCCCTTCAAGATGCAATGATTGCACTTACGGCAAGTATGCAATCGGTCGTAACCGATATGGGGACAATCAAATCGGATGTAGAATCCATGAAAGCAGCTCAAGCGGAGGGGGAACAACAAGCCGCCGAGCAAACAAAAGAAGCAGAATTGACCGCCGCAAAAGAAGAAGCAGAGAGATATAAGCAAGAGCTTGCAACCTTGAAAGCGGGGAACAGCGCGGCTCAGGAACCACAACGTAAAACAGTTTCCGCAGCCCAATTGCTGAATAAGATCGATGCTTCCAATGGTGCGGATGGCCTTGATTATACTTCGTTCTGTGCAGCCGTAGATAAGATGAATCTTCCGACGGTTGAATCTATGAAATTAAAACTACAAGCCAAATCTGAGCTTAAATAAAAGGAGAATCTAATCGATGAGTGAACGCGTAGGACAAGCACAGTTTGTATCCATGTCGGCAGCAACCCAATTCCAAGGACCAGGTACTTTGATCACAGATGATTACCAAAAGGAGATCACCGATGTACTCCGTCGGAATTCTATTCTGGATGGTAGATTGAATTACGTTCCTGCAACTGGTGATATTTCAACTTACTACGAACAAAACACGGTTAACGGTGGAGATTTTGTTGATCCAAGAAATCCATCGGCTACAGCATCAAGTAATGAACGCACACCGCACGGTGTGAAGATTAAGGCGATTACAAATCAAGTGAATTTCGGTCACTATGACACGACACTTGGGCAGCAGCAAAACAACTTCCCCGAATTAAAAGCAAAAGATTTAAACGATATGCTCAATGCCGTTGGTTTGACGCACGGTAAAGGATTATGGAGAGGCACGGATACGAATTTGGTTATTCCAAAAACCTTGTCGTATGTCGGAATTCCGAAGCAAATCACAAATACATTCGTTGTCAGCCCGACATCTTCAATCGTATCTGCAATTCGCGCCAAAGTTGCCGCTATGGTGGCGAGTGAGAATTACGAGTTAATGCCGACCGCCATTTATATTCATCCTATTGGTCATCACTACCTGGAAGAAGAAGAACGTCAAGCATCAACAAATCAGACACAAATCAACAATCTACGAAAAACGACGGTCGCTGGTCTCGAAGTGCTTGCTATTATGACCGCCGCAGGAATCATTCCTATTATTCCTGAACCATTCATGCCATCAGAAGTAAATGGTTCGGATTCGACTTTGACGGATTATGGCATTGCGATTCTTACAGAGCCTATGATCGAATACCATTATGTCGGTCAAAAAGGGATCTATCTATTTCAGTTAGGCACTGTTTCAGATCTACAAGAGAAGTTTATCGGTATCAAATACGGCGCACCTGTCGCTAAAGGTCCGAGCTATGCACATGCATACGGTAAAATCGAACGGCCAACCATGGTTCCGGTTGGTTAAATACTTTTCAAGAGGTAGCGTAATCGCTGCCTCTTTGATATAGAAGGAGGAACGAAGCCAATGGCTAAATCAAAGAAAGAAAAAGCTATGACGTTAATAGAAACCGCGATATCTTTTCGGGATGCCGCTGTAATTGGGACTGAGGCGGGTAACTTCTCGAAAGATGCTGTTGATCTCTTGAATACAGAGATTGAAACAGCGCAAAAATTTATCGAAGATGAATCCACCGATGATGGTCAACTGGATACATTGCTCACGTCGCTCAATGGAGCGTTAAAGGTATTCCAGGCATCGGAAATCCCACCATCCACAGATGAACCACAGGTAAATACTAGAATCGTCACACTGAAAGGTTCTGAGAGCGAGAGAAAGGGCGTTCATTCGCTTCATTTGGGCAAACAGATCATTACATTCATTGACGGTAAAGCCGAGCTTACAGACGCAATAGCGTTGGAATTAGAAAATGCTGGTTATATCGAATGAGTACTTATTTAACCATCGATGATTCAGATTATGTAGCGAATGGCGTTCAATTAACCATGCCGTTGATTATTCGCGCTTCTGCCATTATTGATGGGGTGTGTAAGCGATCGATTGCTATAACGTCGTATACAGAGCGTGTACCGTTGACTGATAACCAACGAGGGCATTTGTCTTATTACCCTGTAAACGATGTGACAGCGGTCAGGGGGCGTCCTACGCACGGAATAACTGGAATTGATATATTTGGACCGCCTACATTCCAAGACGTCTCTACGGACATTCTGGATGTCGATAAACCCATTGGGACATTATGGTGCGGATATTCTTTGTTCGGGGTTCCATATTCAGAATTAGAAGTCACCTATACAAGTGGATGGGAAGACATACCGGAGAAGGTAAAGGTGGCTTGTGGATTGATTATCAATCAATTGGCAAGCAACCCTAATCCGAATGTTAAAGCAAAGAAGGACTTCGATTTATCCATTGAGTATTTCAGTAGAAACATGGTTACACCGGAGATTTCCGAGCTGCTATCTGAATATGTACTTCGATTCTTTAGGTAGGTGAAATGAATGTTTTATGAATTCACGCATCGTCACACCCCTTGCTATGTTGATAATCAACATGATCTCGTCATCCTTTCGCGGGAAAACAAAGCAACGACGGTCGCAGGAAAGGAATATGTCTATAACGGCATGTTCTCTCCAGTGTCGAAAGTACATCAAGGTTCCTTGGTCGAGACAATTGATTCATTCCTGGTCCAGACAATGCGGTCCACGACGGATAAAGACAAATACTGTAGTTTGATTAAAACCAATGCGGTCATTGAAGTGCAGCGGTATACACAAATCTACGATAAACATGATAATCCGTTAAAAGCTTCCTTCGATTCGGTCGAAAAAGATATTAAAGCCAATGTACAGTATGTAACGGCACAACTGAGGCAAAATGATGCAGGTTTGCTTCCCACAACTGTCTACGTGCTGCAAATACAATCAACCGTTGATGTAAAAAGACCAAGCGATAGAGCATTAGTCCTTCCGGACAGAATCATAATTAATGAGCGGCCTTATCAGGTGGATGTTGTCGATGATTTGAAATTTCCAAATCTGTATCATGTCCAGTTATCCGAGGACAAACGATGATAACCGGATACGATTATGCGAAAGCCTCCGCAGATTTAGAACATGATTTAGGTGTTGAGATTGCAGGTTTGACCAAGTTGGTCCTACTTACTGCCAAAAGCGGCATTCGCTATTATCCAGAAGTGCGGGATTACATGCATATGCAAATGACGGTACTAGCTCATGAGATGGTCGAGGGTGAAATTACGGCCGAACATTGGCAAGCTTGGTTAGAACAGTTTGGTAAAGGTTCCAAAATGGCTAATAGCATCGATAATCCGGGATTGGTATCTTACATAAACTCAGATCAATGGAATCCGCTACGATCCCAAGGAAGTAAAAACGTCGTAGGCCGTGGTGAGGGTAATTATCGCAGCATTGATGGCACTACGCATTATTCAGGTGGTGGATATGCGGGCGTAGATTTAGAAGAGTTGGCAGCAAGGGGCGATATTGATAAATCATATGGCCCTACACCGCCATCCTATTTTTTGCGAATTGCTCTCCAGGCCAATAGAAACCGAATCCTAGAAGGCATTAGCCGCGTGCTCACAACATTCCCATATCATAAATACTTCAAGGAGGTAAAAGATTCATGAGCTTACAGCTTATCAATGCTATACAAGATACTCATAAAAACGATCCAACGTTTATGACTCTCGTTAGCCTGAATCCTCAATCCCCTCCAGAAGACATTGTAAAGAGATTTACGAAGGGGATGGAAGCTGATATTACACTGTCATCCTCAACGGTCCCGCATATATGCGAATACATTATGCCTGGGAGGTTTTCTAGGAATCCATTGGTGTTTGAAGGAAAGTTTTGTTTAGATTTTTACGGTAAGACATCTTACGAAGCAAAACTAATGTTCGAGCGGTCGTTCGAACTACTCCACGATAAGCCTATTCACACATCGGATTTTAGATCCTATTTGTGCGTCCTTGCTTACGATGTGGATTTCGCGACAGGTATTCGTGATGTGAAGGGGTACAAAGCAATCTATGATGTGGACTATCTCAGAATGAATTGAGGTGAATAAGATGCCGAGTAAGAAAAATATCGAGACAGAACATGAAGAAGAAACAGAGCTTAGTAAGTTAATTAATCGCAAGATCGAATTAGCCAATAAGCTTGGCATTATGGACGATTACAATCCAATCGATAATTATCAAGGTACTGAAGAATACAAGGAACTACAAGAAATCGATAAACGTTTATGGGAACTGGTCAAATAATCTGACGAGTTCTTTTTTTATTTGAAGGAGGAACACAAATGAATCCAATAGTATTTGATGGCGTAGGTACAATGGAAATTACAGAGTTGGACGGCACACTGAAGCTAATTGACGATAAAATCACTAAAGTCAATTTCCAAGCACAATTAGATTGGCAAAAGGTCATGGGTGGCGACAGCGGATACGCATTCCACTACACAGCCCAGGATCTGCAAGACAAGGTTTCGATTGAACTACCGCGATTCTCTACGGCTCTTGCTGAGATTTCACAAGGAGCAGATACGATCAATGGTACGGTAGAGTTTAACGAGACTGAGGAAGGTATTCTAAGCCCGACAAATGGGTATTCCATCAAAGCCACCACGAAGTTCGGCGGCACTTTGGTAGATAAAAGTGATTCGGTCTATTTGAAAGATCCAAGCACAGGAGAATTAAAGAAGCTTGAACGTGTCGCAGCGACGCCAACAGCCACACAATATATGATTGCAAACGGGAAAATCACATCGAACGCAAGCAATGACAACAAGAACATTGTTGTTCGATTAAAATGGTCTACAACAGGTACGAAGAGTGCCTTGAGCGGCAAGCGCCGTCCTAAACCGTTTAAATTCACCCATCGGTTCGAGTTAGTGGATGATAGATCAGGCAAGCCCGTTCAATGTCAATTGACAATTCATAAGGCGCTTGGCGGTGGTACACTCGACGTATCTCAGGAGCGCAAGAAACCATCTACTAGCACATTAGCTCTTGAAATTATGGAACCGGATATCACACCAGATAACCCGAATGGTTATGCTGCGGAATTGATTTTTGGAATCTAGTCTACGAAATAATATCCCCTACCTCTGCGGTGGGGGATATTCAATATAAGGAGGAATTACCTTGGAAGAAACATTAGATCAAACATTGAATATCGGTTCAGAAATTCGGTTGGCTGAAGGGATTACCAAACGTATTCAAATTGGTAGTATCGGGTTAATTCGTAAGGTCCGTTCGATCATGAAAGGCAATGAATATAAATTCTCTTTCTCCATCGGACGTGGTAAATGGGAAGCAACCGAGAATCGAAAAGAAATTGATTTTGATGCTGTTGAGGAAGCGTATAAGGAGGCTTTTAACCTTGTCTTGGTTGAAGGTCTAACCGATGAAGAGTATGAGCAAGTAGATGAGCAAGGAATTAAGGAGCTGGATGAGCTCCTGGAACGATTTCTATAATGAATCATTCCCTCCAGATCCCGACGAAGATATGGATGAAGATACCGACGAGGAAGCAGACGGGGAAAGCAGAAAAGATACCGATTGGATGGGGATGTGGGCGCTCTGTGTATCCAACGGCATAACAGATAGTGAATGGATCAATATGACCATCCCCAAGGTACGAGCGCTCATGAAAGCAAAGAACCGTAAAGAAGAATTTGAAATCATGCTTCATGGCGGTAAAATTGAAAACAAGAAACCGAAGAAAGCGAAATACCTCTCTGACCTTGGTTTCTATCCGAAATAGACCCTTCTTAATAAAGGGTCTATTTGTATTGGCTCTTACCTCAGCGATGGAAAGGGGTGAATGATCATTGACAGAGCTAAACAAGGATGTAGTTGGCGCCAAGATTAACTTGGATGTGACCAAGATCCTTCCAGCGTTTAAAGCAATCGACGAGGGAGCGAGAGGGAACGCCGCATCGTTTCAATCATTGAATGCTGAATTGGCAATTACACAAAAGAACTTTGCATCCATGGGGAGTGCAGCGGATAAATTCGCTCTGACTTCCGAAGAGCGTCGCAAAAAGATACTTGCGGAGTCCGAGGCGTTAATCAAGCAAAGATTAGCGCAAACCGAATTAATTAATGCGAAGAAGAATCAACTGGATCAAACGAACAATATCGTGGAATCGAAGCTAAAGGCCCAACAAGCCATCGTGAAAAAGCGCGAGGATGCGATTGAGCAACAGGAACGAGAACATCAACTGAAGATGGCGGCTCTTCAACAAAAAACGTCTGCGGCAAGCGGGTTAGACAATCTCATGCAAGCTAAAATAGACCGTCAATTTCAGATTATGAAAAACGGTGATGCGAAGCTTGAGATGGAAGCAGAGCGACACGCGGCGAAAATGCAGATATTGAATCAATCAGCACTTTCACCGACGAAACAGACGCAACCATTAGTGAGTTCAGAAAACATATTTGGTCGCATCGAAAAGTACGCCGAGCATGCTGTTGTATTCCATACAATCACCACTGCAATTAATACAGCTCAACACGCATTAAAAGAGGGTCTTGTCGGTATTGAAACCAACATGGCCGGGTATGTACAAACGAATGAGCATTACTTTCTGGAATACAATGCTGGAACGAAAGAAATGGTCATGAACACGGAAAAGCTCCACGATGAGACGACAAAATTCCTCCATACGGCACATGACTTAGGTTCGGAAATCATGGATGTGACCGAATCCGCTAGATTATGGGGTCGAATGTACAAAGATGTTAATGTTGTGCAAGAGCTTGTTCGGCAATCCACGGCGCTATCTACGGTAGATATGGTTGAATTAGAAGCTTCTACAAAATCCATGGAATCGGTTATGGCGCAGTATGCTGTTCATATCCAAAATGCTAATGATGCGATGGTTATTGGTAACCGTGTTCTGGACAGTTGGTCAAAAGTTGCCCATGATACGATGGCACCAGCAAGAGACTTAGGGGCAGCTTTCGAGAGAACGGGTAAAATTGCCGCAGAGACAGGTGTTTCTTTCGACTTCATGAATGGGCTCATATCGACAGGGATTAGAAATACAGCTCTTTCAGGAGAAAACCTAGGGAACATGTGGAAGACCGTCCTCGGTACCATTCGAACAGAAAAAGCTGTGAATGAGATTGAACGCTTAGGCGTCAAAACAACCGAGCTGGTTGATGGTACCGAACAATGGAGAAAAGCAGAAGATATCCTGTTAGATCTATCCACGAAGGTCATTGATAAAAACTATGATCTCACGCAATCGTATGCAGATATTTCGCGTGGTGTGTACCAGTTCGCAAAATTGGCCGCATCATTGAACGCTGGTGATATTCTCTTAGGTACTGCAACATCTATTGGTTCGACAGGCAGCACCATGGAGTACCTAAAGGTCCAGATGGATACGATCCAGCGGAAAGCAGCTCAAGCAAAAGCGTCATTGCTCGAAGTATTTAACAACGCAGGGGACGATGGTCTACGTCGGAGTATTAAAGATGTGCTGGATGTCATCGATCGATTGCTAATTGGTCTAACAAAGCTTCCGAAAGGCACGCTTGAAGTTGCCGCGGGAATCGGTGGCCTCATTGTTGTAACGAAATCCTTACAAGGGGTTTTGAATCTTACGTCCGGTGCAATAGCCGCCTTGTCTGCAATCAAATCTAAAAATACGATTGCAACAGTAGCTAATACCGCAGCGACGGTTGCGAATACAACAACCAATCAAGCGAATGTCGTTGCTACAGAAGGGGTCATATTGTCCACGGTCTCTAGAACGGCTGCAACGGAAGGCGCGTCACTAGCTCAAACGACCCTTTCCACGACAACCAAAGGGGCAGCGGTTGCAACAGGGATTTTGACAACGGCTCAAGCGGCATTATCCGTAACCATGGCGGCAGCTACCGCAGGGTTATCTTTAGTTATGGCGGGGTTGGCCGCATTTGCCTTCATGTCCGGTAAAGCTGAAAAAGCTGAGAGAGATCGGATTCAGGCCATGAAGGATGAGGATTCGGCGAGTCAACAGATGATTAGCCAATACGAGCGGCAAATCGAGCTATTACCAAAGCTAGTCAATGCTCATGTGTCACTTGAAAACTCATTAAAGAGTGGGACATTCTCGTCCGAGAAACAAATCCAAGTCAAGAAGCAGTTGGATGAGGTATCTAAAGCCCTTGTTGTAACATTGGGCGAAGAAGGAGCGAAGCAGTTAGATGCTGCGAAGTACACGGACGAAGCGGTTCGAATCCAAATTCAAGCCTTGAATGACTTGATCGTGAAGCAGCAAGAGGCGCGTAAAAACGTGCTCTTGGATCAACAAGATGAGATAACGAAGCAACAGGTTGATAAGCAAAAAGAGCTAAAAAAAGCTTTGAAAGACTTAGAAGATGCACAGAAAACCGCTTACGATCCACAATACGCACTCGTTCAAGTTCAAGCGATTGAAAAGCTTAGGGAAAAGGTTCAGTCACTCGAAAAAGAAAGTCATAAACTAGATGATGCAATGGCAGGAGTTAGCGTACAAATTGGTCAACTTGCCGTGGATAGCATCGATCAGTTCTCGGGTGCGGCCGGGAAGGCGACGGAGAGCGTCAAGGACCAAGAAGATGCGTTGAGCTATTTAAGGGATGAAATCAAGGATAACACTTCTGCGATCAGTGAATTGAATCAAGTGTCCCATGATTTATCTAAAGGGCAATCCATGAATGCGGAGTCTGCAACGGAATTAATCCTTAAATATCCCCAGCTCGCAGACAAGATTTATAAAGTGGCTGATGGTTGGAAGTTTGAGACTGGCGCGGTGGACATCCTTCGCAAAGCGAAGATCCAAAAAGCGATTGATGATTTGAAATCCGAGCAAGATTCTCAATTTAATACCAAGGTAGCAACCGATGCTCGGTTGCAGTCTTATGGGATTGAAGCTCAAGCGATTAAGAGTCTAGCAGACCTCAAAGCTAAATTAAATAGCGCTCGAACTAACGATCTAAGCTCCGGTGACGACTTAAAATACTTCAAACCTGCCTTTAAACAACAAGGGCTTGGTGTCATGGGAGCGAAAGAAGCCGCTGAATCCGATTTGGATAGCATCCTGAATGAGTATGAAAAGGATATGAAGGCTTATGACGATAAAATCAAGTCACTTTCTAAGTTATACAATGATCCGAAGTTTGGTGTTTCTAAAGACAGTTCCAAAGAAAAATCCAAAAGCAAAAAGGATGATCCGTTAGCGAAGGCGTTTGATGCTTCGTCGAAATATATAGAACATCAAAAGGCGATTGGTAAGTTGAATACCAGTCAAGAATTAACAGCGTGGCAGCGCGTCCAGTCCCAATATGCTCAAGGGACCGAACAGCGCATGAAAGCAGATGAGAAAGTCTATGCCTTGAAGAAAACTCTATCGGATGAAGCGCAAAAGAAAGAGAAAGAAGCCTATAACGCTTCGATAAATTGGATTTCGCATCAAAAAGGAATCCGTGAGGTCTCAGCAGCGCAAGAGCTTGATATGTTGTTGCGTGTCCAATCACGATATAAAGTTGGTTCGGAAGAACGAATGCAGCTTGACGAGAAAGTTTATGCTGCTCGTAAGGCGAAGGACCAGGAGTATTTCGCTGACTTTCAAAGGCAGCTCTCGCACAAGAAAGCGATGGAACAAATAAGCACCGAGGATGAAATCAAAGCTTGGATCAAGATACAGGGGATGTACAAAGAAGGCACAGACCAACGGATGCAAGCCGATGAACAGTTATATACCTTGAAAAAGAAATTGCTTGATGATGAACAAAAAGCCGTGGGCGACTACACGAAGACCACTAAAACGATCTTAGATCAATCGAAGAACGACGCCATTAAGCGCATTGAAGAAGAACGTGACGCATTTCTTGCATCCCAGGATTTGAAAATCAAAGCTATCGACGATGAAATTAAGAAGATGGACGAAGCTAATAACATCGATGATTATGAACGTGCCTTAGCGGAGAAGAAAGCAAGGCTCGAACTATTGCAATCCGCTGTTGGTCCGGAAGGAATCAAGGAACGCGAACAAGTCCAAAAAGATATCGAGGAAATGGAGCGTAAACACCAACGAGAGCAAGCGAAGAAAAGTCTCGAAGACCAGAAACAGCAATTACAGGATGAGAAAACGCAGAAGGAGAATGATTATAACGATCAGATCCAGAAAACGAAAGAACATTATGATCAATTATCCAATGCGTTCGATACCTTCTCGTCACAAATTGAGTTTAAAGCCGAAGACTTGAAACAACTTCAAATCTTGAAGGAGTCTGAGAAGAATGAAGAGATCCTTAAACAACTGGATCAATTCATCTTGGATTATCAAGCAAGAATGGGCAAAATTAGTTCCGTATCGGCTTCCATTTCTCAAAGAGAGCTAGATTTACAAGAATACAATAGCAACAAAGACGCCTTCGATGCTGCAAAGGCTCGGGGTGATCAAGCGGAGATGGCGCGCTTATCGTCAAGGAATCAACAAATTCGTGATCAGTATGGCATAAAACAGGATACAGGTAAGCTTCAACACTTCAAAAATGGCGGCTTGGTACAAGGTCAGCGTGGGGAAGCTGTTCCGGTCGTTGCTCATGCAGGAGAAATGTTCCTGAATGAATCGCAACAGGGGGTGCTATTCAAACTATTGAATTTCAACTTTCCACAATTAAGCTTCTCGATGCCGCAGTTCTCCATGAATTCAGGTAGCGGCCAATCTGTAACCAATTATAATTATTATTCTGTTTCATCGGGTGATGTGCATATCTCTGATGATTCTACAGCCCGAACATTCTGGTCGGAAAAAGATAATCTTGTGCGGAGGATGCAATCCAAGGGAGGGAAAAGGAAAGCATGATTGAAGCAACAGTGAATGGTGTTTCGTTCAAATCCATTGGACTAGGGTTAAAGAGTCATAATATATCAGTCCTCCCGCCAACGAAAGACAATACGATCGAAATTGCCGAGATGGACGGTGAGATCGATTTCGGCAGTACGTATGGACCAAGAACATTCGACTTAGAGTGTATTGTTATGGCTGATGATCCGACTATAGATTACCATCGCAGAGTCGCCCAAGTGGCGGCTCTTTTTAATATCAAAAAAGGCGATATCGTATTCACTTTTTCGGATTTGCAAGGAAGGAAATATGTTGGTAGATACGCGGGGACGATGCCCATTGAAAAGTTGATTTTCGACGGTGAGGTAACTATCCCCATAAAAATGTCGAATCCATATCCTGAGAGCGATGAAGTTATAAATGAAAAGACTTTGTATCAATCCGGTGATATGATCAACGCCTTTTCGGATGGTGGTGTCAGTACAAGCCCTATGATTGTCTTGACCAACACGGGAACCACGACCATTCAACGATTTAAGTTAACACATGAATATCTAATTGAGGGGTGAATGTTTTGAATATTTCTAATTTTTTAGCTACTTCCTTATTAAACCAAGTTTTTCGTAATACAAACTATGCGCGTCCAACTACGGTATATGTGGCGCTATATACATCTAATCCAACGGCAGCAGATACAGGGGCAGAAGTTTCAACAGGGGCATATAAGCGAATGGCGATAACCTTAGGGGCTCCAGTCATTGAGAATAGTAAACAAACAATCAAGAACAGTGCGGACGTTGCATGGAGCGTTGCAACTGCCGATTGGGGGCTTGTTTCACATATCGGAATTCGTGACGCATTAACCGGAGGGAATTTGCTTTACTTTGGTTCGCTCGATACACCACGAAGTATTTTGGTAAATGATGTGTTCAAATTGCTCACAGGGTCCGTAGTATTAACATTAAGTTAAGGAGGTATGAACATTGCAAACAATGTATCCTGCCGCGGTAAACAGCCGACAATCTGAGCTGTCTGCCGCAATAACAGCAGCACAAACAACGATTCCGGTTATAGATATTTCCGTCATTCCCGTGGCCCCCAATCTACTAACGATTGGGACCGACGAATCAGCAGAGACAATTTTATATACGGGAATCAACGGAAATACGTTAACCGGAGTTACAAGGGGCGTTCAGGGAACGGCAAAATCTTGGGCAATCGGTACTAAATTAGCTCGATATTTCACCGCTTACGATCATGATACATTCAAAGCGAACATTGATGAGATTTCGAAACAAATAAATGAGGTCATATTAAAGAAGACCCTCGGACCAGGCGCTAACATCATCAATGCAGATCAAGCTAGTGCATTAGATTTAACTGTATATGGGTCGTCACGGACGAACTTACTTGGGGATTTGGGTAACTTTGAAAAAGATAGTAACGGGGACGGTCTTGCAGATGGTCTTGCTGCTTCTGGTGGAGTCAGATCTCTGGAACAGAGTGAAAAATACGGCCTAAAAGCACAAAGAATTACTTCCTTGGCAAGTGACACAGGAGCATCTAGGTATGTTGTGTTTACAGGTATACCAATGCAAGCAGGAAAGTATTATATTTTCATTGCCGATGTAGTAACTGATGGAATAGCATCAGCGAAAATGGGTGTGTATCGCGATGGTTCGGCTGCTCCAAACTATATAGGTGAAACGCCTGTAAGTTACGCAAGTAAAACACATTATATTAAGCACAACCCAACAAGTGATACTCCAGATGCGCGAATTTTTATGTATAACGCTATAACAGTAGGTCAATTAGGATGGACTCAATGGGATGGAGCAGGAATCTATGAAGTAGACAAGATTCTGTATGATCGAATTGGTGTAGATATAACTGAGGCGAACATACGAGATTATTTACCTCATGTAGATGGACGTAAGCCTGTACAGGGTGTTGTGCTTACTAAGCAAGGTAAAAACCTAGTACCACCACTCCGACCAGACGTTTCATTCCCTGGTGTTAGTTCTTCAATTATCGGATCGTACGAAATGACGATTACAACTACAGCACCTAGTCAGGACAACATTGTTTATAGAGATATTCCTGCATTGCCAAATACCGAGTATTCAATGAGCTATGAGGAGAAGATCGGTTGGGCCTCGGTCCGGTGTATTGACGCAAATGGTAATGAGCTTGGCGCCCAAGGCGTGGGTAGATTTGATATTATCAATAACGTAAATTCTATTAAGTTCACATCTCCACCAGGAACGAAGACTATTAGATTATGGCAAGGAAATTACTCTTCCCCAGCAGGGACTTACAAGTTCAAAAATCCAATGTTATGTATTGGTTCATCTACATCATTCGAACCACGCGAAGATCAACGCGTCCTCTTGCCTGTATCACTTTGCGAAGTCGGAGGGGTACGTGATGAAGTAACCGTAAGAGGGGTAGATGCGACGCTAACCAAAAGAATTGAAAGGGTAATGTTAGATACAAGCCTTACTTATGTGGTATACAAAAACCATAATGGTCGGAAGTTGATGACTATATCAGTACCCAACTCATTTTCAGATATTTCGGGTTCAAATGATATTCCAGATACTAGCACTAGGCAAGGAACTGTATTCATAAACCAAGTGGGATTCCCTTTGGTGGTTGCACCTTTAAAAAGCTTAATCGATGCAGTTGATTCCAATAGTTTTGATAACTGTTATACGATCGATGATAGAAGGTTATTTGTCCTTTTAAGCAATGATGAAACAGGGTTCAACTTTACAGGATCTCCAACATCAGATGAGATGAGAGCTTATTATCTAGGTTGGATAATGTGTAGTGCAGACGGATCGAAGTATGTGACTGGAACCAAGTATTGGAAAAGGAAATCTGATGGAGGAGGAATTACATCTAACTTACCGATAAGCAGCTATCCCGGCGGTGATGGTTTCCAAGTTAATTATCAGCTTGCTACACCTGTAATTAGCAAAGTAACCGATGCAGATGGGTCTATATCCTTACTCGCTGGCGGTAACATGATGACGGTTGAGTCGGGTGTTGTAATTCGTGAAGAAATTACTTTTATGGATGGAAAAGACGGTTATTATTACAGCAACTCCACTGCCCCAGCGGAATATTCAGCGACTAAATTTAAGAATAGGGTTAAAAAGATTGTCAGAATAGATGAGGGTATCAAAACGGGCATTCCATTTGAGTTATCTACAAACAGCGCAAACGGTTTAGAGAGACCTAAATTAAAGGCGGTAGCTTATAACTCTAAGGCTCAGTATTTTGCGTCTTATCTGACTCTAGATAACTACGCTTATTCTTCCAACGTTACGCAGACAGATGTGCAGTATAAAGCAGGTCTTAACGGTACTGTATCGGATAACGTCAATAATATCGCACGGCTGACCACCGAGAATGATGCGCAGAACTACGCTGATACGTACATCCAAGCCATGACGGAGAATAACGCCAAGGACATCAAGGATCATAAGTCCAGCGCATCAGCGCATGATGCAACGGCAATTGTCGTCAACGATCCCGACTTTACCGATAAAACCGTGCTAGGGGTGCTTAAGTATTTAAAGTCGCTTGCCAATAACCTCAAGAGTAAGGTTGCAGGGGCTATTGGCGCACCGCTTGCTGCAACCGATACAGCGGAGCAAATGGAAACGAAGATTAAAGATTTAAAGACGACGTTTGCCGCAAATCTGACAGCTAAGAGAATTACAGCAAGTGCAACTGAAACTCTAAAAAGCTTAATAGACAAGGTTAGCAGCATTGTACTTGGTTCTGGAGATGCTGTTGCATCCGATCTAAGAGCAGGTAAAACAGCTACAAACAATACTGGTGTTCAATTTACAGGTACTCTAGCTGTACAATCTACTACAGCTCAAACGGTTACGCCAACCGCTACTGATATTGTAAAAGGTGCAGGTATTTATGATGGAGTCATTACCGTGAAAGGTGTTCCAGTAGATAGTAGTAAGGTTTTAGTTGGTACGACAATAGCTGGGCAAGCTGGGGAGATGCCAAACCTTACAGGTACAAGAAACGCAACAGGCGTTGCTAAATGGCCTGACGGTGCTTTAGCTGTATATCCTGAAAAAGGATACCAAAAAGGAGGTGTTGGCGACGGAGAACTTAAAGTGTCCATTGCTCAGATGCAGTCAATTAATCCCTACCTTAAACCTCAATATATTGCGCAAGGCGCTGATGTTTTCGGAGTTGTAGGGACGTACACGAATGACGGGACGCTTACTGACCCTGACGATCTGGACGTTAACCGCTCAGCGTACTCAAAGGGCGTCAAGATATCTGGTAAGTCTAGTAGATCAGGTAGAACAGAGTTTGTGACGATACCTCCGAACCACGTACTAGGACCAAATCAGTCGATTTCGCTACCTTTTCCTACTAAGCAAGTGGTATCTAGAATCGCAACTTTCATTGCTAGGGTTAGGCTGAGAGACGCTAATGGTGCAGGTCACGTAGTGTATCTTGTGAACACGCAAGAGGGTGTATCACTTAACATCGGTACAAGTAACTACGCTATGGTATCGCTAGGAATTGACCAGACAGCAAAGACTGTGACGATAACCAATAACGCTAACTATGCCAGCACAACGCTCATAGATGGGGAAATAATGTATCTAATGATCTAAGGAGGAATCAATGTTAGCCAAGGATCTCCTTACGTACGTCAAGAGTGGAGTCGTATCAGAATAAAGCGCCGCCGATATGGTAGGCGCTATTATTATGCCCTCGGAAGTCCGGGAGCTTAATTATTAAGAATGAGGTATAAGAGCATGTTCAATAGAGCGTCATTCAATCGTATGGGATTCAATCGTCAGATGACGGTGTTCGTTTTTGGGAGTGCGACAATTAATGTTAATGGCGATATCGCGGCGTTAGCCAATGCAGACATGACGGGAATTTCCAACATGTCTGCGGAAGGAACTGCTTCATTTGACTTCATCCGGGAACGCTCTTCTCAAGTCAAAATGCATGCAGAAGGCGATTTAAAGTCAGACTTCATCCGCGAAATATCTTCTACTTCAATGCTAGAGGCCGACGGAAGTATGAAAGCTTATTTCATTCGAGAAATATCCGATTCTGCTTTACTACAAGGTGAAGGCAGTATAAGAGTTACAGCATCTTTAGAAAGTACGGGTAAGGCGAGGATGGATGGGGATGGAACGCTACGAGCGAATTTTATACGCGAAATCGCCTTTACCGCGAAGTTAGAAGCGTATGGAGAATTGAAAGCTGATTTTATCCGTGAAATAACTCGTAAGGCTCTATTAAATGGGATTGGTGGCCTGATAGCTAACGGAAGTCACTATCATATCGAGACGATTGATTTTATAGGACCTTTCAAACCCGGGGATCGCATTGAGATAGATTCAAAGAAATATGAGATTAAGCATAACGGCGTTAACGCATTCCCACAGATGCAAGGTGATTTCTTTGATTTATCCCCTGGGACAAACCCAATCATGTACACTGATCCCGAAACATCTCGCCAAGTCCTTATACGGGTAACGCACAAGGATAAATACTTGTATTAAGGAGGTGCTAAGTGAAATATCTTAAAGTGTTTGATAAAAACTTAATTCAAAATGGTTATCTGATTAACGCTTATGAAGTTGAGCGTAGGCGCAGGATTAATAGTGATTATGAGATTTCTTTCATGGTCCCTATGACCTCCGAGGATTACAAAACTAAGATTAGCATAAAGGGACACATTCAAGATGAACGCGGCCAATTCTATGTAATTAACTCTCGGGGCCGTATAAGGGATGGCAAGAAGCTTACATCATCAATCTATTGTACGCATGTTATGTTCAAACTGACGGATTTTAAGTTCCCATATGCTTCGTACATTGATGAGGCTTACGGTATTCATATATCCCAATTAACCGATGCAATTTCGGCAGCTACCGGAGGGAAATTCAAATTCTCCATCGATGATTCATTTGATCTTCACGATGTAAAGGATTTCGGGCGCGGGAATTGCTTGCAAGCTCTCAACCAAATCATAAAGATGTATGGTTGCGAAGTGGAACCGGATAATTTCGTCATTCATTTGAAAAAGAAGATAGGAACAAATAGTGGGATGCAATACAGGCTTAAAAAGAATATTGTTTCCAGTTCTTTTAAAGATGATGGTTCTTCACTTGTAACCCGGATGTTTGCTCAGATGAAGGATGGGAGGACCTTCATTGGTATAGAATCATCTAATCTAACACCGGACGAACTAAGCCTTTTGAATTCTGTACCAGGCGCCATCGATAACGGTCGGCTTGCTGTCAATTATCTAATATCTCCATTCGCTCAGTATTGGTCAAACACCACGAATACGTACTTTGATGGCGAGTTAATAGAGCAAGATATTGAAGACCCGATTGAATTGTTGAAGGCAACCAGGAAAGCACTAAATGAGCAAGATATATTGACCTTAGAAGCGACCATTTCCGCTGCGGATCTCTTCAAAATCGATCAATCTCAACCGATCCCTAAATTAGGTGATACGGTTCTTTGTATTGATCCCAAAATGGACATGAAGAATTTATCATGCAGAATCACGGAACTTGTGGAATATCCTTTCTCGATGGAAAAACACAGTCAGCCGACAATTTCGAATTCAACCTTACAGGACTATGACGATATCATCTCTGACTTGGAGCGTGCTAAAAATATCGTAGACAACCTATTTAGCAATGGGAAAGTGCGGACCGAGGTATTCGAATCATTTGCCAAGCAAGCCGTGATCGATATCAATAATTCCAAAACGGAACTAATCTACCCACCCGAGGGCGGCATACTAGCCCAAGAGAAGACGAATCCATTAGAACAAGTCAGGCTTACATCAAAGGGGATTGGGATCTCAACGGATGGATGGAATAGTATACGTGCAGCCATTACAGCTCGTGGGGTTGTCGCCGAACAAGTTATAGGTCAGCTCGGGAACTTCGTTTCGATGGTGATTGGTTCAGGGAACAACGTCACCAAGATCAATACAAACGGGATCTCATCAGGACATGCAGACTATTACTCCGCACCGTTTCGTGTTGATATGCAAGGGAACGTTATTGCAAACTCAATCAAGCTCATGGGACAGATTAATAACTCGGAAATGAATTCTTCCGTTATTAATGCGGGGACCATAATTGGGTCTTTGATAAAGGCGGGTATTTTAGAAGGCGGGACGATTACGGGGGCGCTTATTCGAACGGCTGTTTCAGGAAGAAGAATTGAAACAAGTTCCCAAGGGTTCGGAGCTTTTGATTCTAATGGTGTTAACCGAATTGCAATCAAGACATCAGGTGATGACACAATATCGGCATTATCGTTTTTCGGGTCCGGTGGATCTTTTGCTGGAGAAATCAATTCATATGCAAACCAAGGCAGAATGAATATTTTTTCAAATGATCTTTTTATCGGAAGTAATAGCATGTCGAATCCAATATATTTTCAAGGAAGGTCGACATTTAATGGTGTCGTAACATTTAACTCCTCTGTTAATGGGTTAAGCTTAGGTATTGGAGATATCAACGGGTTAAGATCGGAACTTGAATCTTTGAAAGATCAACTCAGCAGTCTAAGGTCTGAATTCCGCGGTCATTCCCATTCAGTTAATATTGGTACTCATAATCATGGCAATAAAGAAAACCAAAACTGGGGCGGAACGTTTACTACTTCCTTGCCGTAGTAGTATGATATGGTAAATACATACTATTCTTTACTGGAGGTAATGCGTTGTGAAAAAGTGGGCGTATCTACTAAGTGGATTGATTATTGGGGGATTAATAGCGACAACAGGCAGTGCATTTGCAGATCAAGTTAAAAGTCTTATCGGAAAAAAAGTAACTGGTGAATACACTGTTGTTGTAAATGGGAAGACATTACAGGATAAAGGGGCAGTTATTGACAGTAAAACAAATGCCCCTGTCCGCGCATTGTCTGAAGCTTTAGGAGCTGATGTGAAAGTGGAAGGTAAGACGATTACAATAACAAAAGATACAGGACAAGGCGAAGCAGTGACGAGTGAAACAAACCCGTATTTTGGTCAGAAAAAAAGTATACTAGAAGATCGTAAAGATGTACTTGAAACCAGTATTTTGAAACCAAGAATTGAAGAAAGAAAAGATATTATAGATCAGATAGAAATTTTAAAGAAATCTGGAGCAGATGAGTCGCTAAAAAAGAAAGAAGAGCAATTAAAAGAGTACGAAGATGCTATCACTAAATACACCAAAGAACTAGAACAAGTAAATGAAGCATTAGCGGCATTAGAAAAATAATGAGTTTTTAAAGTCTTACCTCATGGTAAGGCTTTTTTATTTCTATTTTGAAAGGATGATTGTACTTGGCACATGCAATACCAAAACTTGAAGTGCTTATTGATTTATCCCGTCCGGTCGAAGAAATAACTGAAGTAATTACATTGGTAATCAGTTCGCATCCAGGGAAGCAAAAAGAGATTCTTGAAGCCGTTGATTTATCGGTTGGGGAAGCTTTAGCAAAATTCGAAGAAAATAATATCAATTAAAGTCCCGAATAACATCGGGTCTTTTTTTATGGGAGAGGGGAATTAACAATGGACAAATTCTGGTCCACGATTGTTGGGGCTATTCTGGTACCTGCGTTTAATTTTCTTTATGGGGGTGCCACCAAATCGATGATGATTGCTTTAATTTTTTTCATCGTCTTAGATTGGATCACTGGTACAAGAGCGGCAAAAAAAGATAATTCATATGCAAGTGAGTACGGGATAGATGGCGTATTCAGAACATTCTTTATTTTGTTACTACCTGCGGGAGGTCACTTATTAGATGAAGCATTCGGACTTCCAGGCGTTTTATTTGGAGCCCTTTGCATTGGCGTTCTATATCACACATTGCAATCCATGATAGCAAATGCTGTAAGGGCTGGTTGGGCAAATTGGTTCCCTGAAAAGTTACTTATCAAAATTACCGATTGGGTCAAAAGTGAGTTGGATAAGAAGGTTCAGCGTGCAGAAAGTAGGAAAGGGGATAGTGGTAACTAATGCGTATACAAGGACAATTTACTTTATTTGATAGAGAAGAATTCGAAGAATGGTTAATGAAGCAATCTTTTAAAAGAAAAGTTGTTCTGATTCAAAATCATCATACATGGAGCCCTGATTACAAAGACTTCAACGGAAGTAATCATTTTCAACGATTAGATTCTATGAAGAGCTTTCATATAAACGATCGTGGATTTAGCGATATTGCTCAGAACTTGACTACGTTTCCAGATGGAATGATTGCGGTGTGCAGACCTTTTGATGTAGCTCCAGCAGGAATAAAAGGAGCTAACTCCAATGGCATATGTATTGAGCATTTCGGCAACTTTGATATTGGCGGCGACAAAATGACGGACGAGCATAGAAAAACAATTCTATTCCTTAATGCAGTTCTTTGTAAGAAATTCAAATTATCTATTAGTACAGAATCGGTTGTATACCACCACTGGTGGTCAACAGATGGTGACAAGGTGTTTAACCTGAAAACTGGTGAGAAGCTAAAGGGTTCACCGTCTAAAACATGCCCAGGTACCGCATTTTTTGGTGGAAACACAGTGCTGGATGCACAAAAGAATTTTATACCTTTGATTGCTACAGCTTTCAATGATAATGGAGAGGATGAAGACAAATTGAAACTAACTAACTATCAAAAAACGCAATTGATCGAAGTATTAAAAGGATTACTATTGCAAGGTGTTATTACTGATAAAAGTTGGGTAGATAAAGCTCAGAATGATACATTGACTGTATCCGAGCTTACTTGGCTCAATATGATTGTTATTGCTAGAAAATAATTATTTACAAATTTATGCAAGTGAGTTAAGATGACTATATCAAATCCAGAAGCACTGGTAAAAAGAGCCGTTAGGGAAGTACCCTAGCGGCTCCTTTTTTTCTTTCATTACATTAATATTCTGATTTATTATAAATGTCCTTGGCTTCATCAACACTCTTGAAATCGAATTCGTAGTAAACCGAACGTACCACTTTCTTAATTTCCTCGCGTGAATATCCTGCTCGCTGCATGCCTGATATGATGTAACCTAAACAAGCGTTATTGCTCCAGTCTTCCATATATGAACCCTCCATTTGATTATTTCTTTCGTATAACTCTATATAAAGCTATGCAACTGAGAATTAAGGCAGTCAAAGAAACGATCCAGGTAATTACATTCATGATCCATACCTCCGTAGGGGCCGAAGCCCCTTAGTCTAAAATACTTTCATGGCTGATGCTATATTGTTGTTTCAACTTTTCAAAGGCCAAGTCCGTTACTTTATAGCGATGTGTACCGTTGTCACTGCCAACAAGCTTTATACCTCGCCCCGAAAGTTCAATTTTAGTTCTTATGAAGTATCCTCCATAGTGCCCGATGGACATTTGAAGCTCGCAATTAGGCTTACGTTGCCCCATTTCGAGCGTATATGAATGAATACCTCTTGCAATGTTGCTTGCTGGAAATTCAAATATTGCTGCCATTGTGATCATCCTCCCGATTTATTTTGTTTAGCATTTATGTTATGATTGGGGGGAGAGGTCTTTCGACCCCTCCGAGGGAACTTTAACGTTTGCGTGGGCGCTTCCGTTTGGTTCCTTTTTTGTTGTTCTTACGGCTTTCTTTGAGTAGTATGTAAGCTGTTATTAGCTGAATGAGAGCCGTAAGAAGTTGTACCCAATCTTTCATTGCTTGTCTCACCTCCTTATATATTCATTATACGATATCGTATAAATAAAGTCAATAGTATTGATAAACTTTATTCGATATCGTATAATCTTGGTGGAGGTGATTAGGATGATTGTCACGCCTAAACTAAATGCAATATTGAAAGATCGAGGAATTACTCAAATGAAGCTATCTGAGATGTGCGGGGTCCCGCAGGGGTCTATTTCTCGTTTTGATAAAAATACTAGACACGAAGACAGTCATATATTTGCAATCGCTAAAGCATTGGGTATAAAAATTGAAGATTTGTTTGATATAAGAGTTGAGTAACCTATCTTAGGATAGGTTATTTTTTTGTTCTTGTTTACGAACGTACATTCGCTTATAATGGAAACAAATGTTCTTATCGGTTGTAATATTTTAAAATAAGGGAGTTTTAAAATGAAATCTACCCCATTACAGACAGAAGTTGATTTCACTTTAGTCAAACAATATATCCTTCTTCCTATGATTTTAGACGTCTTGGAACGTGATATGAATACAATGAAAATGGCACCACTAAAAATGGCTACAGTATATGTAAAAAATTTAGAGCACATACAGAGTCTGATCCACGATGACCTGATACGCCTTAGAAAGCAAATGCGGTCCCATGGATTGAAGGTATATGAGGAAAAGCGAACGAGTATTAATGTAGAGATTCAATATATCTGCCGAGGATATCACCACACATTCGCTATGTTGTGGACTTTAGTTAAAGCTGATATCGAGCGATATTTAAGCGAATACTTTAATGTAGATTTAGAGAGTTAGGGCGCGTACATTAAATTTATTTGACCAATAAAGCTAAACTAAGAGATACAGGGATTAAGTAAATATCAATACACAATAAGCCCCGGATTTCTCCGAGGCTTATTGTGTATATCAAATTGTATTTGATTTCAAATATGTAAGGCTGGTTCTTAATTGTAAAATTCTTCAACAAATTACCGCTTTAGGAAAATGAAATTATTTCCTATAATTATTTATGTGGTTAATTGTTCTAATAAAGAGGGGGATTAAGAAATTCGTACTTACCATATAGGTAAGTTTCGGTTTGGGAGGAGCCTAATAAATCAGCTCACTGCCGTTTACCTTTTTTTACAACAATCCACTGGTACATGTCTTCTGCATGACAATCGAGAATACGTGATGCGAGAACAGCGTTTTCATAAGTCATTTCCCTTTTATTGTTGATCCATCGTGAAACAGTGGCTTCGGTAACATTTAAACGGCGAGCGAGTTCGGCTTGACTCATATCGCCTAAAAGTTCAGGTAAACGGCATTCTCCTTTGCGGAGTGCCATGTTTTCCCACCTTGAATGTATTGTTATTTCAGAAAGATTATATAACTATTTATCATTTCTAGTAAACAACAACCCACATTTAAGGACTCATAATCGATTAACGTTCCAACTGCATTTCATCACATAGAGTAACTGGAGGGTGCATGGTGAAAAAAACGGACTTAGAACAATTGATGGTTGTAATCTCTAATTCAATAGCTGTTATTAAAAATGAGAAACACATTAATGAAGCTACACAAGGAAAGTATAAATGGGGATATTCGGGTCAGTTGAAAATTATAATAAAAGAAGAAGGTTCTCCAAATCCGTCAACAACTCGTCAACAACGTCTCGTATAAGCCGTTATAATTAATGACGATAAAGTGATCGAAAGATGGAAAACCCCTTTATATAAAAGGGGTTTTTTGATAACCCCTAATAAATATTCTGGAGCCCTCTTTCGAGAGCTCCATCATGGGAGAGGATAAACCAAGGTAATACACACTATTACAATTTATCTCAAAACGCTGATAATAAAGGCGTTATACTATTATTATTGCACACATTGGCATAGTTTAATCATTGATTAAATAAAAAATGCCACCTTTTATGCCACCCCAACCCACACACCTAAACCTTGAATACATCGCTAAATGTATCTGCCGCCTTTGCTTCCGCTGTTCGCATAAGGTGTCCGTACACATCCATTGTAGTTCCTATTTTCGAGTGCCCAACACGCTCAGAAATAATTTTCGCATGAATCCCCCGATTGATTAATATAGAAACTGATGTGTGTCGAATATCGTGAAATCTTATATATCTAATATGCGGATTTCGGATTTTGATGAAATCCTGCCAACGTTCACGCAGCGTTTTTGGGAAAAGCGGCATACCTAAATTTTTATGGTATCTGATGTTACAAAATAAAAAGTCGCCTTCTTCGAACCAAGTATCTTCATTTTCAGACTTCCAACTATCCCAAACTTTCTTGTACTCTTTTAATTCCAATGTTACATAATTAGGAATAGCAACAATTCGAATAGATCCTTTAGTTTTTGGGCTTTTAACGTGTGGTTTTCCATCAACAAAAACAGGAATGGATTGTTTTATATGGATACAATCATTCTCGAAATCGATGTGTTTCCACTCTAACCCAAGTAATTCTCCACGTCTCATTCCTGTTGTGAAGGCGAGGGTGATTAGAGTTCGAAATTGAATGTTTTCAGATTGTAAAGCAATCATTATTTGTCTTGATTCTTCTTCTGTATATGCATCAACATTAGGGGATGAATTCTCTTTTGGTTTAAGCACATTATCCATAGGATTCGGATCGATGTTGTACCATTCTTTTGCTTTTTGAAAAAGGCTTCGAAGAACTCTGTAAGCATATACCCGAGTTGCTTGGCCTACGGGCTTTTTTTGATTTTTCAATTCAAACATGTCGTTTAAAAACATCACTATATGAATTGTTTCGATATCGTTGAGGTACATATGCTTAAAAACAGGCAAGATGCGACGATAGATGTAATTGCTATAGTTTTGTTGTGTAGTCTTCTCCAAGTGTACATTTACATACATTTCCATCCATTGTTCCACGAAGTGTTCAAAATTGATTTTTTTCATATCTATGTTGTTTGAAATATTTTTCATTAATTCAGCTTCAAATATTACGAGTTCTTTTTCTGCAATGCGTTTAGAGTTCGTATGAACAACTTTTGTTTTTCTTTTGCGCTTACCGAAAGGATCGTTAATATCTACAACTAGTCGAAACCCATTGTTACGTTTTTCTACCCAACCCAAAATTATCAACTCCAATCAATTCGGTGTTAAAAATTTATTTTCTAGTAGTCCTTAAGAAGGATATCGCAAACTTAATCTCGTCTATAGACAACTCTTTATCATCTAAAAGAAATGTGTAGTTTGACAACTCATCACTTGAGAAATCCACTGTGACTGAATTTGACTTTATACCCCGAGGTGAGGGGATGTTAGTTGCACCAACTAAATAATCGACAGTCGTGTTAAGCTCATTCGCAATGATCGCGAGCATATAAGGCTGCGGGGCACTTAGACCACTTTCGTAATTGGATACAGCGGTGCGTTTCGAACCGATCTTATTTGCAAATTGTTCCTGTAAATACCCCTTTTTTTCTCGTAGTTCACGAATACGTTTTCCAATTAGAATACGGTTTTCTTTTACTGCATCCACAAATATCACTCTTTCTTTGAAAAAATATTTAAAAAAGGTATTGCGTCATAATTTATGACGTGCTATGATTGGGGTGTCAAAAATATTGTCGTAAATTCGCGATATGTCAAAAATAGTGGAGGTGACTACATGATAAGAAAAACATTCTCACAACAAAGAGAATTAAAAGGAGTTTCAACAACTAAAATGGCTGCCGACCTTGGAATTACTGAAAGTCATCTGAGAGGAATTGAACGTGGTCGAAACAATCCAACATTAAAATTAGCCTTTCAAATCTCAAAATATCTAGGTTCATCACTTGAAGAATTATTCGGAGATGCAAGTTGATGTTTATTTATGCTGTCCTTATCACTAAAGAGAGTATAACACGTCAAAAATTATGACGCAATATTTTTTATGTGAATTATGTCAAAAATTATGACATTTATTGTTTTTAATTCAAAAATAATGGCAAGGAGTGATTTCATGACAACATTAGATTTTATCGGTGAGGTGAAAGAATGCCTGATATCGGAAATAAAACCATGGATAGAGTCACAAGTAAATGAAATGTATAAAAATCGAATCGCAAAAGCGACATTGACCGTCGAAGAGGCGGCGGAGTACATCGGGGTTTCTGTTTCCATGCTTTACATTATGGCGAGAGAAAAACAAATTGCTTATATACCTGTTGGGGCGATGAGTTCATTAAAACCTAAAATGAAATTCAGATTATCTACATTGGATAAATGGATGGAGGAACAAGAACGTAAGAGTATGAAAGGAGCAGGTGCATGAATCAATCTCAAATATCAAAATCAAATAATCTTAATGAGATTACCGCTGAGATAAACATATACAAGCAGCAAGCCGGACAAGCGGTATTCGAAATAGGACGGCGACTAAAATTCGTAAAGGAAAATGATCTGACACATGGTCAATGGATTCCCTGGATAGAGTCGATGGAAATAGATCGAAGCACAGCAACACGTTTAATTCAAGCTTTCGAACAATTTGGAAACGATGCGACATCGCACCATTTGCCAACCGGGAAGATATTCGAAATGTTATCACTTCCAGAATCGGTTGATCGACACGAATTCATACAAAAGAGTCATTCAGTGCCATCCACAGGCGATGAAAAGACAGTGAATGAAATGAGCGTTCGTGAGTTAAGGGAGGTGAAACAAAAGTTAAAGGAAGCAGAGCAACGAGAAAAACAGGTTAAGCAAGAAGCAGAGAAAGCGAAGAAGAACGCACAACATTTTGAAGCACTGTGGACTTGCGAAAAGGATAAACCGCCGCAGTTGATTGTTCAAGAGCCGAACGATTACACGGAACTAAAGTCCACCGCTCAGGAGCTAAATAATAGGGTCGTTCAATTAGAGCGAGAAAAACGACAAATCGAGTCCAGTTATCAGGAAAAGGTTACTCAAAAAGATCAGTCGGAACATGCTCTTCGCGAGCTAAAAAAGTCATTTAAAAATATCATCACATTCGTTACTACGGAACAGATGAATGCGATTTTTAACTATTCCATGGTGGAAGGTCATGTCGAAGCACATAAGGCGGTCGAACAGTTTTTACACCAATTTGATGAGCAGATAAAAGGGGTATTCGATCATTGGAATGGGCATACGAAAATTATTGATATTTAGGAGGGATTAAATTGAGCACAGCACTACAAGTTCCAGAATGGAATCAAGAAGAGCAAATCGAACGTCTTATTGCGATTAGTACGAATTTTGCACATGGGGCGGGCAAGCAAGATAAACGGATCGGTAGCCTAGAACAGCGAATGAACAGTGTTGAGAGCAAAATGACTTGTGACAGTCGGCATCAGAATAACATTAATGATTTCGCAAAACGCAGTATTTCGAAGGTGTTAGGATCAGCAGCACACCCGGATTATCGGAAAACAATCTCCGCATTATGGGCTGATTATAGACGAATTTTCGGGATTAATTCTTACCGCGACACACTAGTTGCTGATTATGATCGTGCGATAGATTGGATTCGTCTTTGGAGACCAGTAACAAAACGGGAGGGTGAATGCAATGGAAGCAACGCAATTGATTGATGTTGATATCGAAGAGTCAGTAATAGGTATCGGAGGATTTGAATGGAAAAGTCGAGTTTCATGTGTTGAGAAAATGGCATCTGTATGCATAGAAAGAAAGGTGAAATTCGATGAAGTACTTGGGGCTATCAACTTCACGAGTTATTGTTCTAATCCGTTGAAGATGACCAAGAAGCAACTATCAATGCTTAAGCGTGATGTTAACAAACGTGTAAAGGATTTGCAGCATGAAAAAATGGTTCCAGAAGTGGGTGATCAGGTTCGAGTACCAAAGTTAGTTAAGAACCAATTATTAGGCGGTTACGTGCAGGATGGTAGAAATTTAGTGGAAGCGATTGTGATAAGTCAAAGGAAAATGACCTCGGGTTATCACTACAAGGTTAAGAGGGTGGCAGACGGAGAAATCCAAGAAGGCAACGGGCATATGATCAAAGAGATTCTAACTAAGCGTGAGTAATGAGGAAGGGGACAAAGAATATGGGTAAATATAAATGTGGTAAGCGCGTGGGAAACCGCTTGTGTGTATTATGTGGCGAAGTTTGGATCGATCTATTAACACTAGCAGAGATAGAAAGGATCTGCATTGATGCATGGGGATTGAAATCATGATTAAAGAAAAGAGATAGGTACGTCGGCAAACGTAACTATCTCACAAGTTAATTACAAATAAAATCAAAGATAGTTTAACACTTATTATCAATTTCGCGCAACCCCAAGTTAAGGAGGGGGGATATGGCAAGCCCGCAGTTAGGAAATGGCTTTGTGAGCATCGCAAATGAATTATGGGATGAAATAATAAGTCGTGACTTCTCAAAGCGTCAAAAAGAGATTCTATTGCTAATATTGCGATTATCTTATGGATGCAGGAAGAAACATGCACACATACCCAAATTGAAATATTTTTCATTATGCGGTGTCGGTCCCACTCATATTTCAAAAGAGTTGAAACTCTTACAAACATACAAGGTGATTACTTGGGAGCGTGAAAATATGAACTTTGCTCTCAATAAAGATTATGATGTTTGGCAAGTTGCTGCTGTGAAGGATTGGAATCCAGTTGATTTCAACGAGTTACTTCACCTCAACTTAACAGAAAAAAACTTACCAAAACGGGAAGTTACCAAAACGGGAAGTTACCAAAAAGGTAACAAGAAACTTACCAAAAAGGTAAGTATAAAGTTACCAAAACGGGAAGTTCGACATGTCCCAATGCCTTGGCGCTCTAAGGTGGACCGGATGTCTAAAGACAGTATTAAAGACAGTATTAAAGACAATTGTTGTTGTTTAGGAGAAAACAATCAATTTAATGATCTGCAAAAGTATCGTAAGGAAGTAGAAACCAAGTACATCCAACGAAGAGGTGTAGGTTTAGAACTAACCATTTCTGATGAAAGCATGATAGAAGAATTTTTCACAGAAAAGGTGCCCTTACAAATCGTCTTGGATGGAATCGATAAAGCCTTTAATAATTACAAACCAAGGAATTCACGGGACAAGATAAACAGTTTGAAATATTGTTCTCAAATCGTGTTTAGCCTTCAAGCTCAACAAAAAGATGCTCCTGTTAATGAGTCGGATTTCATAGAAGAGATTGCAGCATCTACAGAAGAACAGCAAAGCGACGAAGAGGTGCTTAGATTGCTTGAAGAGCTTAAAGCAAAGAGGGGTGGAAGTGAGTGATCGAAGAGATCGTAAAGTACATGCCTAACGACTATTCAAAACGGCTTAAAGGCATGCGGGAGGCGTTGAACAATCATCTAGATGTAATTGCCTTGAAAGATTCATATCCAGATAGAAAGGCAAAGGAGAATGATTTATTTCATTACGCTCAATCTTGTACGCGATGCAATTCATGTCCGGGCTTAGAAGATTGTCAAAATGAAATGCCAGGGCATCGATTGGTTCCAGTCCCAGATCAACTAAAACCGGATCAACTAAATTTTGCATTGCGTCCCTGTAAGCTTCAGGAGGCGAAATTGAAACAGCAGCATATTCAGAAATTGATTAAGTGTCATAACGTGAAAGATTATATCAAAAATTCTGTATTTGATGATTTGGATATTGATTCACAACGAAGATCGGCAATCGTCGAGTGTATTCGGTTCTGTAATGACTTTAAACCCAACGAAACCAAGAAAGGTCTTTATTTGTACGGTTCCTATGGGGTCGGAAAAAGTCGTATAGCCGGAGCGATTGCTAATGAATTAGCGAAGCAAGGCGTAGACGTCGCACTTGTCTACGTGCCGGACTTCTTGGAAGAAATAAAGGATTCGATTAAAGATAATGCAGTACAACAGAAGGTGGACGCTCTAAAAAATGTCACTGTTTTAATATTTGATGATATCGGAGCAGAACCAAACTCTAATTGGACTCGTGACGGAATTATCAGCTCTATCCTAAACGATCGGATGGAGAAGTTCACAACGATCTATACATCTAATTTAACTCTGAACGAACTTAAGAGTCATTTCGCTAAAACTGCAAAGGAAGGGATTGATCCTAAAAAGGCGGAACGACTCCTTGAACGTATCGAACCGTTTGTGAAGGTTGTGCCTGTTATCGGACGTAATCGGCGAAGAGATTGATTCAATCCTGGGGGGATGACGTACATGTGCATGATTTGCAAAGGATCAAAGGTTGATGTTGCATTTAGCAGTTCGATGATGATGGTTGGACCGTGCAAATTTTGTCAAGAGGATGACGATCATCCGGGAGCTAGAATGGATGGGCCTGGGTGGAATGTCAGTGATTGCGAATCACTTTGGAGGGGTATGGATGCAAATAAAAGTATCGCGACTGTCTCTCATAAATAATCTTAAGAATCTGAATCTAACTAATAAATTATTGCTCTTAGAGGCGACGGAAAAAAGCCTAGAAATCACAATATCAAATGAGTTCACGGTCACTCGTACATTCATAGTTGAGAATATCGAAATAGTTGCCATTGGGTCGCTTATTATGCAAGCTAATCTATTCTTTGAAATCATTGATAAATTGCGTACGGATGAAATAAGTATCGCATGCACAGGCAATAAGGCAAAAATCAAAAGTGGACAAACTCAAATGGATGTTTCGGTCCTGGATGCCATCGCAAAAAGAACAGTGGAGAAGCCAGAAAATTGGCTCTTCACACTGGATGGGCAGGTATTGAAAAGTTTCATTAAGTGCGTAATGCATGCGGTAGACAAGAAGGATAGTACGAACGTGGCTCTAACAGGCGTCAGATTAAAACTAGAAAGTGATTGCTTAAGCGTAACGGGCTGCAATGGGTCACAGTTGGCTCATTTGAGAACAGAGATTCAAGATAGTCCCGAGTTCGAAATCGTTATATCAGAAGAGCATGCGAAGCTATTGCAAGGATTCATTCACGATGGCGATGCACTACGGTTTGCCATCAAGGGTAATGATGCCGTCTTTGCAACTGATACGCATACATTTTATTTGCGACTTTTAGATGCGAAGTTTCCGCCAGTTGATTCACTCCTGGATAAAGAAGTCATCGCTTCGGCAATCGTGAATGTGGATGACCTGGTTAAATCTATAGATATTTCAACCATTGCAGCGCATAGGGCGAAAGGCGGGATCGTTGAAATATTAGTTAAATTGGCGGATAACACTCTATCAATTATGTCGAAGAGCCAGCTTGGTAGAAGTGTTGATATTGTTCCATTAAGTAATTGTGAAGGCGCTAATGTTTCAGTGGTGTGTGACGCTAGATTCTTAAGGAGTGCGGTCAAATCCGCTGATAGAGAATCGGTAAAAATCGGCTTTGTAGGGCATGAGGCGCCAATAATTATTGATTCGCAAAAGTTCGGAAAGTTTTTGATACAAGCCAGAAGAAAGGGGCGCGAATGGGATGGAGAATGAAAAGCAAATTGAAATGGTTATCGTAGATGATGTTTTGATCATTGAGGAAACGGATGGTCAGGGGGCTGTATGAATCCTCTTGTCAACAGTAAAGCGATGTTACTTATTCATAGAGCGCTTACTCCTATTATTCATTCCGGGAAAAAGATAGACCGAATCCATATGCATGTATCTCAAAATTCAGAATTATCTTCAATCAGTTATATAGAAACTCAATTTGGTGATTTGGAAATCATAGTGAATCCCCACATACACAAAGGATTTTGTTATTTGATTGAAAGCCCAATCAGTCGGGGTGGCATAGGATTTAACTGGGTATCCAAACCGAAAAAAATGGAGGTTTAGAGCATGGTACAGGGGATGAGGCATGAACTCAAAATATTGCCCGAATACTTTATAGATGTAATCAGTGGAGTGAAAAAATTCGAAGTAAGAAAGAATGATCGGAATTATCAGCTAGGTGATGTTGTTGTACTTAAGAGTTTGATCCAACAACGCAGCAGTTTACAGGTGATAGTGTAATCAAATGCGTGTCCTATATATTAAATGATCGGGATTATGTAAAAGAGGGTTATGTCATTTTAGGAATGGAGGATTACTAGGTATGAATATATGGTTAAAAGAATTCAAAGCAGAAAAGATACGGGCGGATTCCGCGGAGTGTCGCGAGTCTCAATTAAAGCAAGCATTAGAATCTGTGATCCATCAATGCAGTGGTTCGCCAGCTTATACAGATGGAGCTTATGCGTGCTATTATGCGAACCGAACGTTATTGAATGTGTACGGTGAAGTTTCTCGGTCAAATAACGGTATTGGACAAGTCGATAAGATGCTACATGATATTAGACGAATAGCCAAAGATGCAGATATGGATGTGATCGTCACAATCATAGATCAAGATTTAGGTTATCAGATGGGCTATCATCGAATCGATTTGCCATGCGTCGGGCAGTTACCTAAATTTAAAGGGGTGACAGGGTAATGGGACAAATGAACATGTTCGTGTTCGATGAAAAAGAGACATGGCGCCGCGTAGAAGAAAGACTTGAATCAGCTAGGATATACAAAAAGTTCGGATTCATTCGGCGTGAAATCAAAAGCACGCCTTCATATGCTAACAGAGAACATGGGAACACAAATGCGATATCAAAACCAGTTCAAGATATCGCAATATGGAACGTTGACCGGGAAGAAGAAATGTATAAAGAATATGAGGAAGTTATGCGTGCGGTCTCCCGATTATCAAAGCTTCAACGGCAAATCATCGAAAAGAGATACCTGGAAGATGAATATGTCTTTGATATTAATGTGTATGTGGAGCTTGAAAAATCTGAACGTTCGTATTATTACGCCAAATCAAAAGCAATGTATCGATTAGCGTTCGCCCTTCGTCTTGAAATGTATTGCGAGAATTAAAAAAACCGTTGCAGACATTTTGCAGTTATTTTGCAGAGTTCTTGCAGTTCATTAGGTTCTACAGGTGATATTCTTATAGCATAGAGAATTGAAAAGAACACCCGACACAACAATGTACTCATGTGAAGGCTACGAGCTGTAAGAGTAGGACAAGCGGGGGAAAGTTGTTTGATTCTCTATCACACTGGTTTCTCTCCTTTCACCATAGCCGCTCCTTCGGGGGCGGCATTTTAATTAGAAATGAGAAAACAATTACCATTCATTAGGTCGCTGATTATTCAGCGGCTTTTTTATTTTGCATTGAGGGGGTGACCGACAATAGAGTTTGTTCAGCCAATCAGAGACCCGGAAATCTTAGCAGACATTAAAGATTATTTACGAGGTACGAATCAACGTAATTACATGATGTTCATGCTAGGGATCAACACAGGTCTGCGTATCAGTGATTTGCTTAAGCTTCGGGTACGTGATGTACAAGGGACGCACATCGTTCTCAAAGAACAGAAGACAGGCAAGACAAAGCGAATCCTCATTACGCCAGATTTGAAAAAGGAATTGAATGTTTACACGGAAGATAAGCAACCGATTGAGTATCTAGTGAAAAGCCGTGAAGGTATTAATAGACCTATCACACGATCTATGGCTTATAAGATTCTCCGCAGCGTCGCTGATGAATTCAGACTCGAAGAAATCGGTTGCCACACTCTTAGGAAAACATTCGGATATTTTTTCTATCAGCAATATAAGGACCCGGCAATGCTCATGAAACTATTTAATCATAGTTCTGAAAAGGTCACATTACGCTATATAGGCATCGAGCAAGACACGATGGACATGCATCTAAAACGCTTCAAAGTGTAATCAATTACTCATATTGAGCATAGGTGGAACTCGTTTCTGTGAGGTTGGTTAAACTCAATCAGCAAGCAGGTTTTCGGTTCCTCACTGAGTTCAACAAAATATAACATATGGATAACTCAAACGTTCACAAAGCGTTCGTGTTTTGAGGGAACAAATATCTTGAAAAGGGGAAATAAAATGAGGTCAGAAGTGGTGAAAAATAAACTTCAATACTTGAGTATATTAAGCGACTTAGCTATTCAATGCTTAAAAAAAGGAACAATACGGTATAACGGAATCGCGCATGGCGCCATGTTAGATAAAAGATTGATAGATACTTGTAATAGCATCGAGTGTGAATTGGGGATCGGTATTGATGTTGATCCATTTGATAAATATGTCTCACAACCGCCAACGATAGAACAACGCATTCGGGCAGCTATGATAGATGAATACCCTTATCAAGTTGTTTATTACACAAGGAGAGAAGGGGCGACATCCTCCATTATTGAGATTGCGAAGGAGAACGAGTCTATTGTAGTTCTTACTAACTCGGTAATGGAAAGACAATACAAAGAAAAAGGTATTCGCTGTATGAATTATCGAAATAGTCATCAAAGATGGTTGTATGGTAAGAAGCCTATAACGCTTATAGCCGATGTCGTACCAGATGAAGCATTGGCTCCATGGCGAAGAGAACTTAGAGGACCAATCAATCGCATTATCGCAGTGAAAAGTATTCAAGTTGGTTTAGATGGGTCGGCATCTGTTCAAGGCATCGATCTTAAGAAAGCTAATAAGAGCTTTGGGAGTGAATGGAGATGCTAAAGTGTCTTATTGGAAAGACCATAGTTTATGCAATGCGATACGTCGATCAGTCATTTGACACTGTGACAATTGAATGCGATGACGGTACCACATTAACCATTACATCAACTAAGTCACATATGGACAATGAAGGATTAGATGTTGAGGTTCACAAGGATGGTGAAGAGATTGCCTCCGATCGCACAGAAACCATGTAGCCACACTGGGTGTCGCATTCTAACAAGAGAGCGTTATTGTTCAGCGCATACTAAGGATAAAAATAAGTATGACCGTTATCGTGGAACTGCATCACAGCGCGGATATAACAGCAAATGGCGCCAGGCTCGCGTATGGTACTTAGTTAAGCACCCGTTGTGTGTATACTGTGCAATGCAAGACAAGGTAATCGCTGCAACAGTCGTCGATCATATCAAACCACACAAAGGTGACAAGTTACTATTTTGGGACCGAGATAATTGGCAAGGGCTATGTATCTCATGCCATAATTCAAAAACGGTAAGAGAGGATGGTGGGTTCGGAAATACTCAAAAATGCTAGAAAATCTTTCTAATATATAGTATATTTTCTATAACTATATGCTATTGAGGGAGCGAATAATTTGATAATCAGTGCGGTTTTTCAAAAGGAGTTAGAAGACTCATTGTGTGGTACATATTTATCGGCTGATGATTTTCTTATTTCCGAAGGGAAAGATAACGCTAGAAATCCAATGATTAATATATTCTACAGGTATTTTACTGGTCAACCCAAATATTCTCTTTTATTATATATAAGAAAGGGTTCTTTTAAAGTCGCTAAGAGACCGGGAAAAGTATTAGAACTAGAGTCAATTGAACTAACTGATAAAGGAGAAGTACTACTCGAAATAAGAAAGTGGATAGATAATATAGAAACTGAGTTTAAAATATTTAATGAAGTAAATGAAATTATAAAAAATAGGGAGCAACGCACTGAAAGAATAAAAGGGATGGAACAGTCATTATCCGGAATAGGGAATGAACAATTTTCTACTGATGAAGTCAATAAGTTAATTCAGAGAGTATCAACATTAGAAGAACTTTTTTTAGCTCAATTAGAAGAAGAGATAAAAGACAAAGAACTACTCAGAAACGAAATTAATAAATTTAAAAAAGATATTAGTTTCTTGAAAATGCAAGTCAGTATTTTGAATAAAAAGAACTGGCTTTTCGCGTTTGACTCTAGAATATCTCAGTGGAGAAAAAGGAACCCTAGAGCTGTTGAAGCATTAGATATTAAGAATTTCGAGGTTTTACCAGAGGCAGTAAAAATGTTAACCCATTCTGAAATAGATTAGATTAATATAAATAGAGAGTTGTTTTTTAGGGGGGGATCCGGGATGGTTGATAAAGTAAAAAAAGTAAGCAATCCACTTACTATTGTTGCTATTTTTGCTGGTTTAGCAGAGGTTGCTAGTACAGTAGCATTAGGGCTAATAAATGAAGAAATACAGCTTATTTTTATTTGGTTCGTTATGGTGTTCCCTGTTCTATTGGTTGTTATATTTTTCTTAACATTAAATTTAAATCCAAAAGTTTTATACTCTCCAAGTGATTTTAAAGATGAGGATAACTTTTTGCAAACACTAGCAGGAAGCTATACATTAAAAAAACAATTTGATGAGATGAACAATATTATTACCGAATCTAAAGCGGAAATTATATCACTTGCTAAAGAGGCAACAAAAAAACCTTCCGAGCAAAATACAGAAATTTCAACGCCTACAAATGGTGAATCATCAGTTTCAGGGGTTATAGAAGTCAGCAAAAAAGAAGACCCTTCGAAATCAGTGGAATCACTAATAAATGAGAAGTTTAGTCCTATTGAAGAAAAAATAAAGGATTTCAAGATATCTACTGAATTACTAACTATGGATAATATAAACAGTAATACATCTTCACTCCAATTACAGATTATCAATTTATTGATAAGCCGAGGAGCATTAGATGCAGTTACGATTTCAAATGTCTTAAGTATTACTGTAAAAAGAGCACTGGAATCTTTAGAGAAACTCAGAAGAAGGGGTTTAATAGATGTAAATTATTATGACGATGAGAAGAAGTATTATGTAAAAATGAATAGCTGGACAGCTTCTTAGAGACTCCCGTCCTACTATATGAATAGACCCCCCATGGGGTCTATTTTTATTATTAAGAAATTGCGAGACCGCGTGTCCCTCTAATGTGAAAAAAAGTCCCCGACAGAAGTTTTAGAGGGAGAAGGGAGGTGGACACACGTGAATGAGGTCATTGACTTCAATCATATGAGGATTGGAAAAAAGGGCGGCGGTAAACATTGGACAAAAAAAGAAGTTGAAAACCGCGAAGCAGCGGCAAAGAAATTTGAGCGCAAAAAGAAGAGGAAGCTTAAGGTCCCGGATTGGTTGACAGATGAAGCACGAAAGGTTTGGCGTAAGACTGTCAAGGACATGGAAGAGTTCGACGTATTGGATAAAGTGGATGAAGATGTTTTGGGAACGTATTGCGATGCGGTCGCAAAATATCAATATGCAAACACGCTAATCGAAGAACACGGTTACACCGAAGTAAATGCTCAAGGGAATTCGGTTGTAAGTGCTCATGTCAAACTAGCGCAAGGATATTCACGAATCATACTTGCTTACTCCAATAAACTCGGATTGAACGCCGATGCCCGCGCCCGACTCGCCAAGAAAATAGCGGACGGGGAAGGTGATCCGAATGAAGACCTATTCGACTGAATGGGAAGACGTTCACCCCACACATCGTTACGCGGCGGAAATTATAACCGGGAAGCGCAAGGGATGTGAATTAGAGCAATTAGCATGTAGACGTCATTTGAACGATCTTAAGCGACAAGGGACGGATGAGTTCCCTTACGTATTTGATGAATCACGTGCAGATCGCATATTTGATTGGTTCGAAAAGTGTTGCCGACATGTGCGAGGACCATTCTCCGGGCAGCTCATTGAGTTACTACCCTTTCAAAAGTTTGATTTAGGTGTTGTGTTCGGTTGGGTGCATCGCGAGTCAGGAAAACGAAGATTTAAAAAGGCATTTCATTTACGCTCCCGCGGTAATGTCAAATCAACCGAAATGAGCGGACTTGCCCTGTATGGCATGTGTGGCGATTGTGTTTATCCGCCTGGGAATCCTGCATTTAAGCGGTACGAGGACAGCCCGGAGGTTGAATGTGCTGCGGTAGATAAGACGCAAGCAAAACGGGTATGGGGCGACGCGCAGAAGATGGGCGAGCACAGCCCGGATATTATGAAACGCTTGCGAATTAAGCGAACATACATTGAGCATTCGACCCGCGGTGGGTGGATGCGTCCACTTTCGAGGGATACGAAAAATAAAGACTCGGGCGCGCCTTGTTTAGTTATCATCGACGAATATCATGCGCATCCAACTTCGGATATTCTTGATGTCCTTTTCTCCGGATTTGGTAAGCGACTGCAATCTCTCATGATGATCATCTCGACAGCGGGGAAGGATGCAGAGAACAGTCCATGTAAGAAGGAATATGATGCCCTTTGTAAGATGATGCGAGGTGAAAACCCTATGAACGAGACAATTTTTGCGATGATTCGTGAACTGGATAAAGGTGATGATCCGCACGATGAATCCAATTGGGTAAAAGCAAATCCGATTCTTCAAGAAGAAAACGAATACGCAGAAGAATTGTATAACCAGATTAAAGCAGAGCATGACGAAGCTTACAATACTGGTGACCCGGCTAAAATTCGGGAATGGTTGACGAAACGCGTTAACCGATGGCAAGCAGACAGTGAAACAAAATATATGTCCGGTATTATGGATAAATGGAAGGCGCTCGGTATTTCTCGGGACGCTTTTTTGGCGTTGGTTCGCAACCATAAAACTTGGAGCGGTTTGGATTTAGCAAAAACGACGGACCTTACCGCAGACGCAAATGTCTTCAAGCTAAGTGACGGAAGGTATGCAGTCACGGCTCATGGCTTTATGCCGAAAGAACGAGCCACGCAGCACGAACACTCTGATAGGGTGCCGTACAATACCTGGGCAGAAGAAGGTTGGTGTACGCTGACCGAGGGAGCCGTGACAGACTATAGATTCATCAAGAGCCACATGCAGCAATTAGAAGCCGATGAGGGCTGGACGATTGAAGAGATATGTTATGACCCGTACAATGCAACACACTTCACCCAAGAACTTGAAGCAGAAGGTTATCAACGGGTGGAGATTCGCCAAGGGGTTCAGACGCTATCAGAGCCGACGAAGTTCTTTAGAAATCTTGTGCTCAAAGGATTGATTGTTCATGATGGCAGTCCTTTATTGACTTGGTGCCTTTCTAATGCCGTCGAGGTTGTAGATAACAACGGTAATATCAAACTGAGCAAGAAACACAAGGACGATAGTCAGCGGATAGACTTGCTTGCCGCAATCATAAATGCGTTTGTTCGAGCGATGTTGGATGAAGGCGACACAGATTTGAACGAGCATATCTTAAGCGAAGAATTTTCATTCTGAGGAAGGAGGTGAAACAAAACTTTGGCTAAACGATGGTGGAAGTTTTGGAGTAAACGCTCCATCGAATGGAATGGTGGCAGATTTGATGGGGGCGGTCGCACAAGAAGTGGTGAGTTAATCACAACAGAAACCGCCATGCTGAACAGCAACGTGTATACGGTCGCTTCGATTCTGGGCGGAGATATCGGAAAGTTTCCTCTACAGGTATTTAAACGTGTTGGTGACAACATTCGCCGCGATACGAATCACCCCGTATCAAAGCTGCTTGGCAAACGATCTAACCCACACATGACCGCCTACACGTTTAAAGAAACGATGAAGCTGCACTGTGTGGTTTGGGGAAATGCTTACGCAGAAATTGAATTCGGCGAAGATGGTTATCCCAAAGCTCTTTGGCCTCTTGATCCCGGACGTACCGATGTGATGACAGACCTTGAAGGGAATGTTTGGTATGTAACTACATTACCAAACGGTTCGCGTCGGAAATTAACGGTTGATCAGGTACTACACTTTAAAAGTATAGGTCGCAGCGGATTAAAAGGGATTACGCCTATTGAAGTCATCCGCGAGGAATTAGGGATTCAAAAGGCGCAGAAGAAATTCCTAGGGTCCTTCTATGGGAACGGGACAACCGTCGGCGGAGTACTTAACGTTGAATCAGATAAGCCTTTAACAGGAGCAGCAAAGGACCGTATTCGTGACGAATGGGCAAAGATTAACTCCGGTTTAGATAATATGGCGCGCGTTGCGATATTAGATAACACAACGAAATACCAGGCATTAGGTATGCCCCTCAAGGATGCGGAATTTATCGATTCATCGAAATTCGGTATTGCCGAGGTCGCCAAAATTTATAAAGTGCCAGGTTACAAGCTAGGTATTTCGGATGTGAAGTACTCCAATATGGAGAATCAATCCTTGGAGTACGTGAAGAATACGCTGCAACCTATCGTAACCAATTGGGAAATGGAAATCGATACGAAACTATTCACTGAAACAGAACAAAAGAAATACTACGTCAAATTTAACATGACAAGCGAATTGCGGGGCGATTCAGCCACGCGCGCCGCCTTCTATAAGGCGATGTTAGAAATTGGTGTCCTGACTATCAATGAGGTTCGTCTTATGGAAGAACTAGACCAGATCGGACCTGACGGAGACAAGCATTTCATTAATTTGAATTTAGTGAATTTGGCGAATATGGACCAATATCAGAATGCAAGGGCAGGAACGAAGGGGGGTGAGGACGATAAAGAAGGAAATACGGTACCTAACGATCCAGCAGCTTGAGACACGATCAACAAGTGAAGGATCGGATTCGATTACCATCGTGGGGTATGCTGCGAAGTTCAATACACGATCAAGGCTTTTGTATGGCGAGTTTTTCGAAAAAATCGCACAAGGTGCCTTTACGCTCACGTTACGAGAGGACACGATCAAAGCGTTATGGAATCACAACAGCGATATGGTCCTTGGATCAACCAAAAGCGGCACATTAAGGCTTTATGAGGATCAAATTGGATTGCGTATGGAAATAGATTTACCTAACAGTACATGGGGACACGATGCCTATGAATCCGTGAATCGCGGAGACGTAGACGGCGTGTCCTTTGGTATGTATGTGCGACGAGATTCAGTCGTGTACCTCCCGGATGAGGATGTATATGAACGCACGTTACTTGATATCGAACTATTCGAAGTATCGCCCACGGCTTTCCCTGCCTATGAAGACAGTGAGGTCGAAACAGAATCCAGAACCTTAGAGGATTTGGGCATTGTCCCGAAAGAAATACGAAATCTTGCTGAATTAGAGCAATTATTAATACAAATCGAATTGATGGGGGTTTAATCTATGAAAAATAAAGTACGTGAATTACGCCAGTTATTAGCTGCGAAAAAAGAGGCTGCAACGGTAGCCGCGAACGAAGGAAGAACCGAAGAAGCACGTTCAATGTTATCCGAAATGCGAAGTTTACAGGAACAGATTCAAACGTTGGAAGAATTGGACGATGTTCAAGTTCCGATCCCAGGAACGGAAGTCCCTGTTATCGAGAATGAAGAAGAAACGCGTTCGATGAAAAAGGTAAAAACTATTGTTAGCAGCAAAGAGTATAGAACGGCGTTTTTCAATCGAGTATTAGGTGAAGCGACGAACAAAGATCGCCAAATGCTTGAAGAAGTGCGGACTCTCTCGGGCATTACAGGAAAGGATGGAGGCTACCTAGTTCCGAAGGATGTTGAGACAGAGATCATTCGATTGAAGCGCGATTTACCACAATTAGAAAAACTCGTTCGCGTAATTCCGGTGAAATCGAATACTGGTACGCGAAATATTGAGACGGGTTCTCGCTTTACAAAGTTCCTCCCATTAGCTGAACTACAGGATATGAAAGAAGGTGGAAGCCCTCAATTTTCTCAAGTTCCTTTTTCTGTTGTGGATAAAGGTGGGTTTTTCCCGATTCCAAATGATTTACTTGATGATTCACCAGAAGATATTGAGGCTTATTTGGCTGAATGGATCGCCCGCGGCGTAGTTGGCACGAGGAATGGTGAAATTTTGGTATTACTAGGTGCAATTGAAAGTAAGGTTCCGATCGCTAACATTCAAGATTTGAAAAAAATCTTGAATGTTACTCTTGATCCAGCCATTTCAAAGATCGCCTCGATTATTACGAACCAAGATGGTTTCAATCATTTGGATAGTCTTGTTGACGGTCAAGGGCGTCCTTTACTTCAACCTAATCCATCTGATTCGACCGGGAGATTATTACTTGGTAAACCTGTTGAAGTTGTGTCTAACGAATATTTACCTTCCACAGGTACAACCGAGAAAAAAGCTCCAATTTTTATTGGCTCTTTCTCTGATTTCATTGTTATTTTCGAGCGTCAAGGCTACCGGATTGATACAACAAATGTCGGCGGCAATTCATGGCGTAACAACAGTACCGAAGCACGGGTAATTTACCGGGATGATACTGAGAATCTTGATAGCGCAGCGGTAGTTGCTGGTGAGATCACGCTTGCATAACTCAAGGGGCTTTAAGCCCCTCCTGTGAGGTGTAGAATGTTAACGACCATCGAACGATTAAAGCAATCAGTTTCAAACGTCGAGGATCAGCAACTTGAATTTTTAATCAAGGCGGCATCATCGTCAATCATCCGATATATCAACCGCCCACTCGAACAAAAAGAATTGGGAGAGTTCCATAATGGGCATGCAGAATCAAAATTTTTGAACTTGGAACTCTATCCGCTACATGAGGTAACATCGGTTGAGATGGACGGTGAGACAATCCGGGACATTAAGTTGATTCCGGAAATTGGGCGCTTGTATAGAGAAAAAGGTTGGACTCCAGGCTTCCGAAATATCGAAGTTCGCTATTCGGGCGGGTACGTGTTGCCTGGTAATGAGAACGCAAATTTGCCAGAGGATATTGAACTTGCTTGTATCCTTCACGTACAAGACCTCATGAGAACGCCGGGTGTTGTATCTGAGCGCGTTGGAGATATATCGGTAACATATTCACAGGATCGAATGTCAAACGCAGTGAGAAGCCTTCTAGAAGGTTACAGGCGGTACTTATGAGTAAGGCAAGACGAACAAGATCACGGAGAGCGAACGTGGAGGTCACCGAAGTTACTTATTTACCGGATATTCTTCGCAAGCTTGAAGAGTTGACAAAGCATGAAGTGCATATCGGTGCTAGTGGGGATCAAGAAACGGCGATGATTGCCGGAATCCATGAATATGGCTCCTTGAAGGCGGGCATCCCGGCTCGTTCGTTCATTGGTACCGGGAAGAAGAAAGCACAGGCGGCTATTTCCAAGCTTGCTAAATCCGGTGTGAATGCGATTGTTCAGAAAAGCGAAACCGCTAGGGGGTTGCTGGAATCGATCGGGCAAGAAGGGGAATCACGCGTTGTTAAAAACTTCGATAAGATTCGCACGCCTTCATTGTCGCCATTGTACGCACGTCGAAAGGGTAACGGTAAAATTCTGGTACAAGAACAAAAGTTGAGGGATTCTATCACATTTATTGTGATTCCTAAAAAGGGGCGTAGGTGATGAGGAATTTTCGTTTTGCATCTATCGTCCGTAAATACTTTCGTCCATATGTCCAGGTTCAAGAAAGTGAAGGGAAGAGGGATGAAGACGGCGTATGGATTCCGTCTGAACCCATCCTTAAGAGTTTGCAAGGGCATATCCAGCCGATCAGTGCTGAATTGCAGCAGGTCGAAGGTGGCCGCTATACGAAAACGGACCGGATGCTCTTCACGGAATCAAGTCACGAATCCGGCGATATTATCGGATACCAGGGCAATCGATATACCGTAGGGACCGAAGTGGAACGAGAGTATAGTGACATCAATCAATACGTCATTAAGAAGGTGATCGTCAGTGATACAGTTTAAGTTGATTCGTTCAACGATCATTCGGAACCTAAAAGCATATCTTCATCTTGAGATCATAGAAATGAATGGTGGCGGAGACATTCCGAAAACAGCTTTCCTGACCTATGACTTCACAGAAGGGATAGGAGATGCCAAAGGTTTCCCTATCGTTTACGCGGAAGAAAACAAAATTAAGTATGTCGAGACGGTGCCTTTTACCGTCTCTTTTTTGTCTTACGCAGATGATAAAGCGACCAGTTTCGAGAATGCGATAAAGGCTCGGGATTGGTTCAAAACTATTGGACACGACATATTAAAAGATTTGGCCAATGTGATTGTGGTGGATACGGGTCCTGTTGAAAATCGAGATATCGCGATTGGGATTGAGTGGGAACGAAGACAGGGTTTTGAGGTCATGTTCCGTACGCTGGACATTATCGAAACAGAGCTGAACCCCATCGAGAAAGTAAATATAAAAGGAGCTGAGAACCTTGGCAGTTAAAGGTGATGTAACAGTAACGATAGACATGCAACGCCCTACACCAAAATTAGGTTTTGGGAAGCCTCTTATCATTGGATCGAGCGCTACAGGCATGGAGTACACGACGTATTCTGATTTAGAAGGCGTCGGGAAAGATTTTGCTGCTAATTCAGACGTTTATAAAGCTGCATTAGCATTATTAAGTCAAGGCGATAATTCACCTGCGGAAATTGCCATTATGTTATATAAGACCGAGGGAGAAACATTACAGACTTTTCTTCCCAAAATTTTCGCGAAAGATTGGTACTTCCTTATTTCGACAAGCAGCCAGGTTACCAATATTACCGCGATTGCGGACGCCGTAGAATTGGATAAATCCCGCCAGTTCTTCGCGAGTACGAGCAGTTTAGAAGACTTGGCGAAAATCTATGCAAAGAAATACGACAGAACGACTCTTTTCTATCATACGGATACAGATAATTACCCGGAAGCCGCTTGGATTGGGGAGGCTGCTTCGGCAGAACCCGGAAGCCTGACATGGAAATTCAAGACATTAAAAGGGATTGCTCCATTGGATATCGATACGACAGAGCTAATGGAGATTGAAGCGTTAGGTGCCAATACCTATGTCACGAAAGCAGGGGATGACGTGACAAGTGAGGGTAAAACGGTCTCCGGTGAGTACATCGATATTATTCATTCTCGCGATTACCTCGTAACTAGCATTCAGTATGCAATTCAAAAGTTACTCAACAAAGCAAAGAAAATTAACTATGACAATGGAGGGATTGCACAACTAGAATCTGCTACTCGGAATGTATTGAAACGCGCGGATTTGAACGGTATGATCGCGCACGATGACGATGGACAAGCGTTGTACGCAACTTTCTTCAAGACGCGCGACCAGGTCGATCCTGCCGATAGACAAAACCGGGAATACAACGACGGAACATTCGAGTTTGAACTTGCTGGAGCGATTCACAGATCGAAAATTAAAGGAATTATCAAACTGTAAGGAGGATTGAAAAATCATGAATACGTATGATCCAAAAGATGTGACGGTTGTCGTCGGCGGGACGTATCTCACGGGTTTTAGTGAGGATATGGTTGAAGCTGAGAAGGACGAGGATAACTATGAGACGAAAGTCGGCGCGCAGGGGGATGTTATCCGTACAAAAGTGAATAATCCCCTTGGCACCATTACATTAACTTTACTCCCGACCAGCCCTCAAGTGGCATACATGGATAAATTAGCGAATACCGGGGCACTAGTTCCGGTTTCGGTCATCCATAGCGGTACACCGAAAGAGACGATCACAGTTACAGAGTCTTTTGTGAAGAAACCAGCAACACGCACGTACGGTAAAGATGCCGAAGATCGCGAGTATGAATTGCAATGCCTTGATATGGATATCCAATAACAAACAAAGGGAGACGATTCACAATGTTTAAACAAAAGAACTTTACAACTAAAGCAGGAAATAAATTTGTATTCCAACATCCAGGTGTGCGGATGGTATCCAAGATCAATGACGCCAGTAAAAACAAGCATGGCGTTGTATCGGAGGAACGGCTTGCAGAAGAAATGTTAAAGCACGTGGTTGTTGATCCAAAAATGAAAATCGATGATTTCACTAATTACAAGGAGTACAGCGAAGTAATTAATTCCGCATATGCTTTTATTTCCGGTCAATCAGACGGTGGTGAGGAAGACAATGACAATCAGCAAGAAGGAAGCGAAACGGAGGGCTAAGGAACGTTGGTTCCAATGGCGGATACTGCTTTCTGATATGAATATCACATACGCGGATTTAATGCTCATGGATGATGATGATCTTGCGGAAGCAAACGCCGCACTTGATATTCATATCGAACAGCAACAAAAAGAAATGAATAAGAAGTAACGCAAGCGCCCAACATGGCGCTTGTTTTTGTGTAGAGGTGGTGAGGTATTTGGGTGTAATCGGTAACCTGATGTTTGCCGTTGGCTTCAAAGTCGGCGATAGTGCGCTGAAAAAGGTCGATAAGCAAATGACCGGGTTGAAAGATAATTGGACAAAAGTCGGAATCGCGACCGCTGCGGTGGGGACGGCAATTATTGGCGTTGGTGTTGCGGCGTTATCAGCTTCAAGTGATTTCAATAAATCTATGGCATCTATTCAAATGGCAACCGGACAAACTGCGGATCAAATGGAAGCGACGAAGGATGTCGCTAAAAATCTGTATAAACAGAATTTCGGCGAGAATTGGCAATTACTCAGTGATGCGATAGCGGTAACGACTCAAATTACACAGCAGCACGGTAAGGAACTCGAAAACACAACGCGTAACGCCTTGCTATTCCAGGAGGCATTCAAAAAGGATATTCCCGAATCCATCAAAACTACGGATACCATGATGAGGCAATTTGGGATTACGAGTGATGATTCCTTTAATCTTCTGGCTCAAGGACAGCAGAAAGGGTTGGATAAGTCCGGCGAGCTGCTAGATACAGCGAATGAATACGCCAATCAGTTTAAAGCGCTTGGGTTCTCTGCTGATGAAATGTTCGACACATTGGCAGCCGGGTCTGAGAACGGCGCGTTCAATTTAGATAAAGTGGGTTATACGGCTCACTATAAACTCCTCTATTTGCTGGGACGTCTTATGTTGATATTAAATCAAATCATATGTAAAAGAATTTGTTTGATATAATACATTTAACAAGATAATCAGCAGGGAAGCTTTTTGGGAGGGACTAATTTTGTTTGATATTTACGTCATTAGAAATATCATTAACGAGAAAAAATATATCGGTTACACCTCGAAAGGATATAAAACGAGATTTAGACTTCATATAAAGGAAGCATATGAAGGAAATACTTCGCGTTACCTTTGTAAAGCCATTCGCAAATATGGTAAAGAAAATTTCACCGTTGAATTACTTGAAACCGTTGAGACTCATGAGCTTGCAGTAGAGAAAGAAATCTACTATATCCAAAAAATGAACACCTTTGCTCATAAAAAAGGAAGCCATGGATATAATGCAACACTCGGCGGGGAAGGTGTAAACGGTAAGTTAGTTCCCCAAAGTATGAGAGACAAGATGAGTAAAATAAAAAAGGACCAGTTAGCTTGGGTCGGTAAAAATAATCCTATGTATAAGAAGGGGTATTTGATTGCCGGAGATAAGCATCCTTTGTTTGGAAAGAATCATTCATCTGAAACAAAATCAAAAATAAGTCAGTCAAATAAAGGACGACATATTGGGATTAATAACCCTGCTTCTAAGCTGACCGAATGTTACTCTCTTGAGTGTAAAACAGGAAAAATTGAAATGTTCAGTAGTTTTTATGAAATGCAGCAGTTTTTCATTAGCTTGGGGATGAAGTTGAATAGAAGTATCGTACTAGGTATTATGCGAATGGATAAAGGTAAGAAAAGCTACAAAAGATATAAGTTTTTTCGAGAAGACGTTACACCGAATGATATTTTTTCGGAAATAAGACGTAAATATCAAATGAAAATCTTTGAGCCCATAGAATTAAAGGATCATAGGCAAGGTGAAGAACACCCGAAAGCCAAAAATATGATATGTTTTGCTAGTGAGATTTCAACAGGAAAGATATATAGATTTGAATCATGGTATGAATTGAAAAGAGGACTCGGAATAATTACAGGTAAAGAAATTACATACTCTAGCCTCTTTAAAGTTCTCACTGGTAAATATAAACAAACGACAGGATATCATGTTTTTAGGGAGGATATTACCGAAAAGTCAACATTCAGTGCCATATCCGATAATTATGAAATCCAAAAAGAACCTTCAACGACTAGCCGAGAGGCGTAGGGCGCAAGCTATTGGCGTTCGAAACGGGGAGCATCCAAGCTCTCTTTTTTTATGCTTGGGTGAAGATATAGTCTGGTCTGCATGGAAACATGCAGCAGCCAAAAGGCGGTACAGAAATAGCGAATCTGTACGAACAAAACGGATGCCGTCAAAGAATTTAATATCCGTTCAAAGGACGGAAGCAAGACATCGATGGAAGCTTTTGAAATGCTTGGATTGAATGCTGATAAGCTGATGCATACGTTCGCCGCGGGTGGACCCCAAGCCAAGCAAGCATTTACACAGATCATGCAAATGATCGGCGATGTTGAGGACCCTGTTGCCCGAAATACGATCGGGGTCGCTTTGATGGGTTCGCAATTCGAGGATTTAGAAGTTAAGACGATTACCGCCATGGGTAGTGCAAGGACGCAGTTTGATATGACGATTGACAAGATGAGCGAATTAAATCAAATCAAGTTCAATTCGCCAGGAGAGGCAGCAGCGCGGATTGGGCGGCAGCTTAAAACCAATTTGATCATTCCGATAGGCGATAAACTTCTTCCCTACCTTACACAGTTTTCGGTATGGATGGAAAATGCCGGACCACAAATTCAAAAGGTAGGCGGGGCACTTATTGACGGTATAGCAAAAGGTATTAATGCCGTTGTAGATGGCGTGAAATATCTTGTTGACAATATCGATGTTATTGGTCCAGCTCTGGGGGGATTTGCAACCGTCATTTTGATTGCGTTAGTACCTGCAATGTGGGCATGGGTAACAGCTCAATACGCTTCGGCTGCCGCAGGTTGGGCGGCTATTGCTCCGTGGCTTCCCGTCATCGGCTTGGCTCTATTGGTTGCCGCAGCAATCACGGGTGTAATATTAGTTTTCAAGAATTGGGGAGCTATTAGCACATGGTTGGTCAATGTGTGGAACAATTTTAAAACGTGGGTTATGAATATATTCAATAGCATTATCCAATTTTTCAAAACTTGGGGTACAACGATTCTGGTGGTTCTTGGTGGTCCGATTGTGTGGGCTGTTGCGCTTGTAGTGAAGTACTGGAAGCAAATCAAGACATTCACCATATCTATATTTACGAGTATTGGGAATTGGTTGTCATCGACTTGGAATCAAATAACTTCGAGTGTGTCTAACTCAGTCACAAATATATGGACAAAGATAAAAGAAATATGGGACCGGATCATAGGATTCCTTAAAGGCATTAACTTGTTCGATATCGGCAAGAACATCATCGAGGGTTTGGTGAACGGAATTGGTTCCATGGCGAATGCAGTCGTGGATAGGGTAAAGGATATTGGGAATAGCATCACCGATAAGGTCAAGGGGATTCTAGGTATTCATTCGCCTTCGCGAGTCATGATGGAAATGGGGGTTTATACCGGGGAAGGGTTAGCCCTGGGGATTGATAGCACGCAAAACCGCGTTGGCGAAGCATCGGCAAGTTTAGCGAATGAAGTAAAGGGTCAACCCGCCTATGTAAAAACCACGGCACCAGCTCCGGCGAGAGTTGTTTCTTCAAGCGCTTCATCATCGTCACGAATTGATTTGAGTATTGCCGTTAAAGTTGATGGAAGTGGATCAAATGAAAAAATGGGTAGTGATATAGCCTTACAGGTCAAACAACAAGTGCAAGAAATACTAGAAAGCACGATTCGTCGTATGGGGCTAACTCCTGAGGTGGTCGAGTAGATGGCAAAGATTGATGGTTACTATATTCTTGTTGAGAGCGAAGAGCCTAATTACGAGGTTGACATAACAGATCAGCCCGTAGAAAAGGGAATTAACCTCACGGATCACGTGAAGCGAAGAGCTAGAACCATTTCGCTGAGTGGTTACATTGTAGGGGAAGACGCAAGCCGTATTCGAACATATTTACTTGACGCCCAGGATAATGGAAAAATTGTTCAATACCAGGGACGAAATACATTTAAGGGCTTGCTCGGCGGGTTTTCAACAAAGCATGATTATAAAACTGCCGATGGATTTCCCTTTACTTTAAAACTCGTGGAAATCCGGTTTGCTGAATCATCTTATGTTGATACACTTCCACCTCCCGTGAAATCACAAGCGGCGCCCGTCGTGAACGCCGGGAGAAAGCAAACGAAGAACGCCAAAAAATCTAAGAAAACTAGCAAGAAAAAAGATAGTAAAACGGTCCAGAAAGTGACATTCAAGAAAGGCAGCCCGTGGGCAGAATAAGGTGACAAAATGGAATATATCGATATCGAAAAGGACCTTGTTCCGTATCGTTTTGAAATCTCACTCTTAGATGAATTATTTACTTTCGAAGTAAACTATAACCCTGATTTTGATTACTTCACCGTAGATATAGAACGAGATGGTGAGATATTAGCCCTCGGGGAGAAGATCGTTTATGGTGTGCAGCTCTTCAATGATATCCAAGATAACCGATTTCCGAAAGTGCCTATTGTGCCTTACGATGAATCTGAAAATAGTATAGAAGTGACTTGGGGAACACTCGGCCAGAGTGTTTTTTTGTATCTTATTGAAGGTGATGAGGATGCCTAATTTTGGGCGTGTAATTGAAGTGATGACTTCAAACATGAGTTTTAGCAATGATAAATTCACGATCGAGGGTACAATCCCATTCGATAATGATTTACTACCCAACGAAAGCGAAATCAAGCTTTGGAATCTATCGATGGATACAATCAACAAAATAAAAAAACAAGCGACATTAATGGTGAACGCCGGGTATCGCGGTGATGTTGGGTTGGTGTTGCATGGATTTATTTCCAAGGTACGTACAAAGCCGGAAGGTGTAAACCGGGTAACGACTATATATGTCATGGATTCCGTTGATTTATCAAAAGCTAAAATAAAAGATATTACCTACGCAAAAGGCACAGCGGCAAGTTATATCATCAAAGACATGGCGAAAAGATTGGGATTACCTATCGCACAATTTGAGTTAAACAAAGATGTTCGATACGTGGACGGTTTTACGGCTCAAGGCGAAGGCGTGGACATTATTCAGAGCGTTGCGAAGGATTGTGGGACCTCTGCTTTTATCAATAAGGGGAGGCTATACGTCCGAAGTTTACGACGTGGTGCAGATGGTCTATTTCGTTTATCGCCCGAAACCGGGTTAATAGGTTCGCCGGAGTATTTTGAGGATGATACAACGAAGGGGTTTAGCATTACATCACAATTGCAACATCGAATTACAACAGCTTCCGCCATTCAGTTGAAATGCTCGCAGTTCGATGGCATTGTTCACGTCAGATCGGGCGCCCATCACTTAAGTATTACCGGAGATTTCACAACGGAAGTGGAGGCGATTCTATGAAAAGAGCAAGAGACCCGGCAGCGACAATGGGGAAATTATTACACTTATATGGGCAAAAGCAGAACGCGAGCTTACACGTCGGGTTCCCTTGTCGAGTACTTTCGTTTGACCAGGAGACTTGTATGGCAGATGTTCAACCCTTAATTCTTGCCGGGGTTGATCCACCTTCCATGATTCAGAACGTCCCTGCCTTGGGTCAACGATTGCTTATCAATGGTGCGGAATCGGTTTGTAAACCTGCCCTTAAGCAAGGGGATACGGTTTTGGTGATTTGCTCAGATCGTGAACTGAAAAATGCATTGAACGGTGACATAGCAGCGGCAGATAGCCAACGCATGCATAGTTTAAATGATGCAGTAATCGTGGGGGTGTTTCCTTGCAGTCTCTGAAATTGATAGATGGCGATTTGGTCATTGAAGGCGGGGATTTACTTATGATTGATGGAGTGGGTGAGGTTATACAATGTGCTGATCTGGTTCTAGGAACTAATCAAAATGAGTGGTTTTTAAATCCGCCACTCGGCATTGACTTCGGACTGTTTCGGGGTAAAAATCCCGATGAGGAAATGATGAAAGAGGATATTCGTCGCGCATTGCACGATCATGAGCCAAGAATTCAAAGTGTGGATCAAATCGATTTTACCTATGATATGAAAAATCGAAATATGGAGATCACATTTTTGGCAACAACAACGGAAGGGAAGCAACTACGAAGCGAGGTGGGTCTTGATGCTAGATGATAAGGGGTTTAAGCGCAAACGTTTCGCGGACCTCTTAGACGAAATGGAAGCAAAAGCAAAGGAAGCTTTTGGAGTAACGGTTAACACGGCGGAACGCTCGCCGTTAGGTATTATATTACGTATTTTTGCCTGGTTTTTAGGAAAGCTTTGGGCACTTACAGAAGATGTGTATCATTCCGCGTTTATCAATACAGCCCGCGGAGTGAGTATGGATCGATTAAGTGCGAATATGGGTGTCGTTCGATTTCCGGAAAGGTTTAGCAGCGGACCGATAGAGATCACTGGAACGCCTGGTTATCTTGTCGTTTCGGGCTTTGTGTGTGGAACAAAATCGAATGTGTTATTTTCTACTACACATGATGTCGTGATTGGGGAAAATGGACAGGCATCCGTTGAAGTTCAAGCGGTCTTAGCCGGATCGGGAGGTAATGTCCCGCCTGGCACGATTACAGAAGTGATAAATCCAGACCCTAATATTAGCTCAATACGAAACATTATATCTATCGAGGGTGGTCGCGAAAGAGAGACAGATAATGAGTTTCGGGAAAGATATCTCGTAGAGATTCAAAACCCCGGCACCAGTGGCAATAAAGCGGATTACATACAATGGGCACGCGATGTTTTAGGGGTTGGTGGTGCGAAGGTCTTTCCCTTATGGAATGGCGGCGGCACCGTCAAAGTGGTCATCATCAATGATCAGAAGAAGCCCGCCAGCCAAACGTTAGTAAATCAAGTGCAGGTGTATATCGACCCCGTATCAGGCGAAGGGGAGGGGAAGGCGCCTATCGGTGCGTCCGTGACCGTAGTTTCTGCAATAGGGAAAAGTATTCATATAACCGCAAATGTTACCCTTGCCCCTGGATATACGATCCAGGGTGTTTATGATGCTTTTCAAATTGCCACCATAGCTCATATGAAAGAAATTGCATTCAAAGATTCATATATCAGCTATGCAAAAATGGGTGTGTTGTTATTGAATACCCCAGGGGTCATTGATTACACAGTACTTACGATAAACGGCGGAACATCGAATATTCCTCTCGCACCAGAGGAAGTGCCTATTTTAGGAACAGTGAATTTGGGGGTGCATTAGATGGCGTATCCCAATGGAATTGATCGCTTTAACGAGAAGTTGAACAAGAAACTTGACGGCACCGTTCATGTGATTGAAGAGAAAATAGCAATGACCGATGGTGTATATGAAGGACTATTAATACATGACAACATTGAAATTAGTAGTATCAAGGTATACACAGGACCCAGGTTCACAGGGGAAGAGGTTAAAAATTTTATTGTATCTATTCTTTCGGACACACCTTGGAAGATATCGATCAAGATTTTTTCCAATACTCCAAACGTTTATGTCACCTACGAAACACCAGGAGATACCATCGAGGCGGATGATATAAATGTGTTGCAGTCGAGTGTGACTGAAACTCAAAAAGAAATTGAGCATTACAAGGAAAATGGTGTGATCGATGGAGGATCATTCGTAAGGGGGAAATGAGTTGCCACAAACGATTAAGATCAAAAGAGGAACCAGGGCACAGCTTGATACCTATGGCGCGTTACAAGTGGGCGAACTTGGATTTTGTACTGATACCAAGGAAATATATGTTGGTGATGGAACCTCAAATATATTGAGTGGACGAGCAATGTCCGGGACGCTTGCGCTTAGACCTAATCCGGGCACTTTGGGGCGGTTATACTATGTTTCTAGTGGTACAAGTGTCGGTTATCTTTTTGTAGATGATGGGACAGCATGGAAAACGGTAAATGCATTAAAATTATCAGATTTAACCGGGACGTTAGATGACATCGGGGATGGATCAACCTATGCAAAGGTAAAGAAGACTGAAATTACAAACGGCAGTGTGAACAAGGTATCTGATGGCACGAATACCAAAACAGCGGCAGAAATAAAGACGCATATTGATAATATCGCTTTGCATCGCCAAATCAATGATTCTGGTATAACAAATATCGATCTTTGGTCCGCTTTAAAAATTAAAAACGAAATTGAGCTTGCTAAACATAACATTGAGCCGCAAGCGTCTGTAAAAAATCGATCTACTGTGGCGCCGCCAGCTTCTCCTGTCGAAGGGGATCGGTATATTATCCCTTCGGGTGCAACAGGCGTTTGGGCAGGGAAGACCAATCAAATCGTGGAATATCAATCCGGGATATGGACCTATTATAATCCGGCTACGGGTTGGACTTGTTATGTCGATGACGAACAAAAAATATATAGTTGGAACGGTACTGCATGGGTCCGAACAGGTGGAGCGCTTCAAACCATCACCGCAGGTAATGGATTAACGGGCGGCGGTCAATCGGATACGGTGACATTAACAATCGGACAAGGTAATGGGATAACCGTTGCAGCGGAATCCATTTCCGTTAAACCAGGTAAAGGCGTCTTTGTTGATGCAAATGGAGTGGCAGCAAACGTCGATGGAACCAGTATTTCGTATGATCCATCGAATGGGAATAGATTAACGGTGTCCGTCGTAGACGGAGGGACATTCTAGGAGGGAATCACACATGGCGAGAAAAGTTTTGATACAAATACGGCGTGGACTTGAGCGCAATATTGGAGTGCTTGGGGTCAGCGAACTTGGTTACTGTACCGATACAAAAAAACTATATATCGGCTCTGATTCCGGCAATGTGTTACTGGTCGCCGCACAATCTACAGGGGACATGCTCAAAAGCATCTATGATACGAATAACAATGGCAAGGTTGATGCTGCGGACAGCATACCGTGGGCAGGTATAACGGGTAAGCCGACATCTTTTGTTCCGGATGCGCATGAACATAGTAGAGTGCAAACAATAGATGATAGAGATAGAAAACCCGCCGACACATCAAAAGGCTATGCTGAATTCGCCTTTACCTCTCTTGGAGGAATGATGGGGGCAGCCAATTCTGATTATCAGGATATGATCGTGCTTAATATGTATAAAGATGTCTCAGGAGGTTTGGTGAATGCCCTGGTATTTGATAAAAAGCAAATGAAAATATTACATTACCAGGCAGCACAGACAGCAACAACCTGGGGAGAGCCTAAAACACTGGCGTACTTGTCGGATGTTATGCCTAAAGGACCCATCACGTGGAACCAGTTAAAAGGGGTGTAACAATGGGATACGGCAATCAAATATATGGCACGAGTCAATATGGCGAAGAACCAACAACGGAAAAGCCCAGTGAATCCTATACACCGGATTTAATGAAATACTTGCCCCAGACCTATAAAAGAAAAGGTGTCTTACACACCATTCTGAATATACTTGGGGAACAAATTGGACTTCTGCATCAATTCATCGAAGAGGTAAGGGACCAGCCTTGTGTGGAACACGCCACGTGGGGGCTTGGTGATTGGGAGCAAGTATTGGGTCTGCAAACGGACCCATCAAAATCTTATGAACGACGTCGAGAAATCATCAAAGCAAAATTACGAGGAACAGGGACTACAACTAAAGAAATGATCGAGCGTGTAGCTTCGACTTTTTCCGGCGGAGACGTTCAGATCATTCAATATCCCGCTCGATATCACTTTGAGGTACGATTCATTGGGATTAAAGGCATTCCGCCCAATATGGCAGGCTTTATTCAAATGCTAGAAGATATAAAGCCAGCGCACCTTAGCTATGAATTCAGTTATACCTATGCACAATGGGATTCGATTCGAAATCTCACTTGGAACCAAGTTAAGAAGAAATCATGGAATGAAATTAAAGTTTACGAAGGGAAGTGACATAGATGAAATTAACCCCAAATCTTTCTTTGAAGAAGCCGGATGGCACAGAAACCGCAGATATCGATGTGCTTAATGGTAATGCAGATTCACTGGACGCGGCTATTGGTGGACCTCTAACTTCTTTAAAGACTACAGATAAAAAAATTGTAGGAGCTATTAACGAGCTTTTTCAATCTGCCAGTGATATAAAGAGTAAGGTTGCCGATGCTGTCACTGGCAAGGGAGTTCCGGCAAGTATTAACGATACAGGTCAGCAATTAGCTGATAAAATCGGGCAGATCAAAACAGGTACCGATACCACGGACGCAACCGCAGTTGCCGCGGATATTCGATCCGGAAAGACCGCGTATGGTAAGAACGCTAAAATTACAGGTACACAACCAGTTCAAGCAACCGCAGCGCAGACGATCACGCCAGGTAAAGCGGATATCGTTAAGGGCCCAGGTATCTATGATGGAGCGATAACCGTCAAAGGCGTACCAGTAGATGCATCCAAAGTTTTGGTTGGTACAACGATTGCAGAGACTGCGGGAACGCTTCCAAACCGAAGCGCAGAAAATCAACATATGCCCTCAACAGGTGGTACGGTTTGGGCGGGTGATCGACTATTTTTACAACCACCGCCAGGGTATTATAACGGTTCAACATGGGTAACGGTTGCTGCGCCGGATGTGCGACCAGAACATATAAGGTCGGGTAAAAAAGTGTTGGATATGGCCGGGACGTTACAACCTGGAAGGAACTTTAGATACTTAGAGTTCGGGGCGACAACAGGGGGCCAAGCCATTGAACTTGGGTGGGAGTGGCAAGCAATAATATTTACAATTGACGTTGACCCATCAAGAGGAATGGCCCTTATGAGACGACCATCAGATAATGCCGCATTGGAAATAAGTTCAGGCGGGAGGCATCTTCCGTATATAAGTCCCTTCGATATAACAGCAACAGGGTTCGGGATACAGTACTACGCAGAGGCAGTGAGAACAAGGGTCTATGTATACGGAAAATAACAAGGAGGTTTAACCATGGAAGAAACGTTGATTTTTTACGACACAACAGGATATATCATTTATCAAGCATTTGGTAACTTTAGGGAGCCTGTCGGTATTCCATTTTTGAAGGTATCTATACCTGACGGGAAACGTGTATCAAAAGTAGACGTATCAGGAGAAACGCCAACGGCTGTATTCGAAGATTTGGCAAAGTCAGATATAGAACTTTTAAAAGTATCGAATGAAGAGTTGAAAAAGTCCATAGCTGAATTAACGATATTGATTGCAACGCCACAAATTTAAATAATGGAGAATGATGAAGATGACATTTACAAAAGATAGCGGATTGGTAAAGGTTTGGGTTAGCTTGGTGATGGCAGGAACATATAAGCATGAGCAAGTGCCGCAGCTCTCTAATCTTAAGACAGTCGTTACAGAAGTTATCAACAGAACAGCAGCTTAAGCGCCGCCGATATGGTAGGCGCTATTATTATGCCCTTAGCATGCGCTAGGGGCTTTTTCATTAAAAGGAGGTCACGTTGTGGAACGTTTTGGAATGATTATAAAAAGTGCTATCGCTATTGGCGGTAGTGCATTAACTTGGGCTTATGGTGGATGGACGCAGACAATGGGTGTTCTTGTATTACTGGTGGTTGCAGACTATTTGTCTGGTATCGGAGCGGCAGCCGTTGAGAGTGAGAAGGAAGGCAAGAACGGTTTGTCTTCACGTGTTGGGTACGTTGGAATTATCAAGAAGCTTGGTATTTTCCTGATTGTTGCCATGGCGCACCAATTAGATGGAATTCTAGGCGGTACAAACGCTTTGAGGGACGCAGCTATCTTTTTCTATATGGCGAATGAATTGATTAGTGTTGTAGAGAATGCGGGGCGTATTGGCTTACCCCTGCCCCCTGCCGTTGTGAAAGTTATTGAAGTCTTGAAGAACAAGGGAGGAAATAACAATGAATAAAACGGTTGTGCTAGATGCCGGACATGGTGGTAAAGATGGCGGCGCGTGCGGTAACGGACTTAGAGAAAAGGATATTGCATTGAAAGTGGCTAATGAAATCGCTAAACGATTGAAAGCCGAATATGAAGGCGTTGAATGTATCCTAACACGTTCGACAGATGTTTTCTTGGAGTTGAAAGAACGTACAGATATGGCAAACAAAACAAAGGCAGATATGCTAGTTTCGATCCATTGTAACGCAGGTGGAGGTGCGGGTGGATTCGAGTCCTTCACATACAACGGAAGCACAAACGCAGCTACAGCAGCCTTCCAAAACGTGTTGCATGGCGAAATATATAGTCGGTTGAAAGGTTTTGGTGTCAATGATAGAGGACAAAAAAGAGCTAACCTTCATATGTGCCGTGAATCTAAGATGCCTGCCGTGTTGATAGAAAATCTATTCATTGATGTTGATAGTGACGCAAACAGATTAAAACGTACAGAAGTGTTAGAAGCCATAATAAATGGTCATGTTGTTGGTATAGCTAAGTATCTAGGCTTGAAGACCAAGCAAACGGAGAAGCCTACCGACGAGGTTTTAAACGTGTTTGTAGATGGTGTCAATGTTGGGCAAGGCGACAATTTAAAGGGCGTTACACGCGGGCCTGTTCGTGCATTAGCGCAGGCTTTAGGTGCACAAGTTATTTATGATGCTACGAATAAGCGTATTGACGTTATTTCCAAAAAATGATATATTACCAATAACAAATCCGAAAGAATCGGTAAAAGAACCGCTAGGGGCAAATCCCTTGGCGGTTCTTTTTTTGTTTCCACGCTCTTATTTAAACAATTTGCGAATGAACTTGAACAAGTCGAAAGTTGTTCGATTGTATACCTTATTATATATGGCCTTCTTCGGGCTTCTTAGCGCGCCATATCCTCGCGGCATCTTAAGTCCTGCTCTATGTACAATCTGACGTTTAATACTTGTCCTCGCTGCAATCCTCTTTTTTAAACTCGGTTTACGCATACCGAACTTCATTATAAGACCACCTCTTGACTTAATAACTTACCCTCATGTTTATTACTGTTTCAGCATGTAAAGGGATGTTATCTAATAGTATTTATGGCAATCTCTCTTTGAATTTTTACATCTTGAATAATTTTATAAACTGATATTATTTTTTCAAACATAGACCAACAATTATATACATACTCAAGAATATATACTTCATCCGTTCCGTATTTAACCATATGTTCGTATGGTATGTACTCCCAATTCTCATGTCCTATTGCATTTCTTATTTTCCTTTCAAACTTAGGCATAAAAATATTGAAGCCTTCATTCAGTTCAACGAATTTCAATTTGTGCGCTTTAGATAATTTTTGATATTTTGCTAGTGTATTGATTTCTTTACCATCAATCTTAATATCAGGCATCAGTGAGTGATTTCCTCTTTCTAGAATATTGTTTAACATCAAAAGCAATTGATACACTTCTATCAGATTCTCATATACAGTGATATAAATGTCTTTTACATCTAAGAAGTTGGTAGTCGTGAGGGTGTAGTCTTTATATATTTGATCTATTTCTCCTTCAGGTAAATAATTAAGAAAAGTTGCAGGTATGAAGTAGTAATAGTTACTAAGAATGCTACTTATTGTTCTATATAATTTCTTGTCATTTCCTAGTAGCACCTCATTGCTGCATTGATCAATGAGGAATTTATTAAACTCTTCATATCGATTGGTTTTCATAAGATTCATTTTCTCTAATATTTGAGAATTGAATTCTTCAAAATCACTATTATGAAAGAAAGTATTAAAGTAATTAATATTGTATGAATATAAATGTCTAATTATCTCTTCATTAGAAAAACTATCAGTAACTTCTATATCGAGCTGTTTTGCAAGTTCTAAAGATAAATATTTTATATTATTATTCAAATACAATTCGTTGATTCTTTCAAAAATATGATTATGTTCTTTGTGTATATAGACGGCTCTCATAAAGCTTTCGTGAAAAGCGGCATACTTATCTAGTCCTATCATTTGAGTAGAACGTATAAAAGGAGTATAGCCGGGGATTATGTTTTGTTGATTAGAAATTTTGAACGTAAGTAATTCTGATGAAGTTTCAGCATAATATTTCGGTGTGGTTCGTTTTACTGGGGTTGCATTCTTTGATTTAAGATCGATTGTGACTTCCTCATTGTTTGTATAAAGAGTAAATTTCAATACAGTAAGGCAATCTGGACAAACAATACTTACAGGCGCTTCATCAATATGTCCTACTTGCCACTTTAAATTTATTATTGCCTCACATACATCGCATTTTACTAGAATATTTGATACCATAAGCAATCTCCTTTAATTCGATGTCCAATTAAGTTTTAAATAACGTTTGTGTATATCTTCCTAGCAGACTCACATTCCTCTACGATTACCCTTAATATCTTGCTCAGAACTTCGTAAATTACTTCACATGTTAAATTATTCGAGGATCTACTTACATATCCTGCCTGTAAACATGAATTATGTTTTATGGATATTGATATGGGAACGTTTATTCGTATATAATGTGAGATAGTTATTATTATGCAAATTTACTTGGAGGGAATTATAATAGGTAAGAAATTAGATGGTAACGGTTTATTCGAATCAAGTCGTTTTATTATGCCGCAGCACCGGGAAGCACTTAATGAACAGGCGAGGCAAAAACTATTAAATTCACGGCCTGAGCTTGACCCGCAGGAACTTGATATGATCGCTCAAGCAATCGATGATTCATATTCAGAGGGAACGCAATTGGGTTTAGAATTATTCGATGAGTATAATAATATGGTTATTAATGGAGTCATAATTGGAGTGAATCAACAGCGTGGGATAGTACAGCTTGATATTAATGGAGAAATTAAGGATATAAAACTTAAAAACATTATAGGAGTGAAGTAACCCGGCTCAACCGGGTTTTTTTGTGCGGAAAAGTATGTGTAAAAAATGTGTAAAATGATACGAACTTCTAACGTATTCTCAAAACGCGGTGTATAATATGAGAAAAAGCCGCGAACCCTTATATATCAAAGGTTCACGGCTATTTATGTATACAATCAATCCTCATTATTATTGAATAGATGGCGTCCCAGAAGGGCGTTGAAGACACTAGTGAGATTTTCACTTATAAAATAGAGACTACGAATGCATAAGCCTTTGTGGTTTTTCGCCCTTGAATACGAACATGTATTCCCGTATAATGGGAACAAAAGTTCTTATTTGGTGACGGAAGCTAATTAAATCAAACGTGGAAAGCTCAACAACGGGAGGAGTCATATATGATTGAAGAGATACTAAAGCCATACATCGAGAATCGATGCAATGAGCTTGCAGATGATTGTGACAACGAAGAAGATGAAAACTATAAAAAATTCATGTCACTATTAATAGAAGAGAATGTTTCAGGATCAACGCTATATGAGCTTGAGCACTTATATAATAGCATCAAATATAAAGTGATAAAGGCGGTGTATCCAGTTGCTCTAAAAGACGGAATAATTATTAGCAATAAGATGATGGAATTTATGAAGAAATAA